GTAAATTTTTCTTCGCTCAAGTCCTGTTTCGGACTTGACTTTTTATTTGCAGGCTTTCATCAGTTTCTTGTTTTTTGAGATGCAATGTATTCTTGTACTTGTTTGCGCGTGTTATCACTGACGGTTGCAATAAAGTAGCTTGGGTTCCAAAGATGCCCGCCCCAAAGTTGCTTTTTCAAGTCCGGATTGGCGATAAAAATAGCTCTTGCACTGTTGCCTTTAAGCACTTTTATCATATCCGGGATAAAATGCTGCGGTGAACACTCCACCAACAGGTGAATATAGTCAGGCATGCATTCCATTTCTACAATATTGATTTTTATGGTTTCGGCGGTCTGCTGCAGAGACTCTTTTAGCGATTGTTCTATTTCGTTTATCAAAACTGGTTTTCTGTACTTTGTACACCACACAATATGATATTGAATATTGTAAACATAACCTCTACCATATGACAGGTTATTATTGACGAACATTTGCATAATATCACCATAATTATTATACCATATGTGAGATTACAAATCAAGAGAAAAGCCGCCTAACTCATGACTGAAGTCACAAGCTTACGGCGGCTGACTCGTCAATTTTGGAAACGATTTTCTGCTGGACCCGCTTGTATGCTTCCTGAACATTGGAAGCCGTGTAAAATACCGGGAACTTCATGATGTCGATTCCCTCCGACAGACTCGCGTCATAGGCCGCATCAATGCCGCCTCGCAGCGCCGGAACCGCGTCATGCAGCTCTTTCACAGAAGAAATGTATCCGGTAATGTACAGCTCATCGTTTTTGCTGTAATGCCCGATAAGTCCCACATAGAGGGTCTGCATCAGCATCCGCTTGAAGCTGAACCAACAAAGACGAATGGGTAGAATGACATTAGCAGCCGTACCTTCCGCACGATAGGTGCCGAGGGCAGAGACCTTCTCCAGCAGAATCTGGTCGTTCTTGTCACCGTATTTTTCCTTGAAAAGAGCTTGAAGAATTTCAGTGGACGAAAGAGGAGTGGACATTGGAATCGTTTCATTCAGAAAAGAGAGGAATGCATCCACGTTGTCTTTCTGCCATGCGTCATCAGACATGCTTGCACGCTGCATAGAGAGCTTGTCTTTCCCGTCGTCAGGCAAGGGCTCATACCCACAGGCGATACGAAGCTCGTTCTCCGTGACAGCATCCGTTGCGCTTGCAATTTTCTTGATGGTATTCTCGGTCGGCTGAGCTTTTGCGTTGCCGTTCGCAAGGTTACTGATATATCCACGAGTCAGTCCTGCCTGAAACGCAAACTTACCCTGTGTTCGGGTTCCGATGGCTTTTTTAACCAGCGATGCCAGCCTTTGAAAGTCGGGCTCTTTGGGAAAGGTAGCCTCCGTATCCTTATTGCTGTTCTTTTCAAGTACCGACTTGTCCCAACCGGTGACAAGAGAATACCCAATATCCTTCAAGGATTGATAGGCAACCCCGTTCTGGTCAAGAGCCGGAGAGTATGTACCGCTGTTATCTTCCAGCTGCTCTACTGCGTCACGCACCATCCTTGCTTCGTTCATCAGGATGACGTCCGGGGCTTCAAGCCGGGCAAGACTCTTGTACCGATTATTGAGGCGCTCGACTCGTGCGGCCAATGCAGTGATGTTGGCAACTTGGTCTTCCGTTGCATGGGCAGAGATATCTGCACCAAGTTCAAAATGGTTCAGTGCAGGAATATCCACGCCTTTGCTCTTGGCGAATTCCACAATGGCTTCCGCGCCATAGAAACGCTTCTCATGGGCTGCGACAACTTTCGTTATCGTGTCGGCCGAGTTGTCCAGCTCAAGCACTTCACCTTTTCCGGCATCCTCGACATAACACCTGGCGTTGGTGAGAAAGCCTTTCAAAAAATCAGCATCCACATCCAGCTTCTTAGCGATGCCGGGCAGCTGCTTATAGAAAATCACGGGCGTGGCGAGGTTAACAGAAATCATGGTGTACTCCTTTCGGATATGTCATTTGCTGTATAATAATGTCATCTTCTGTAATTATAATAGCACATCTCGTACTAAAAAGCAAGCGCTAATTTACAACAAATGGCAATAAAACACACAAGATGACATATTTGGGCAAAGCGGTTGATTTCCGAGCCTTTGCTACCCCATGACGGAACGTGCCCTGTGCGTCTTGTCTATGCCACAGTTTTGCCACGATTTGCCATATTTTTGCCTTGTGCATCCGTGCGAATTGAATATGATGGGAAATATAAGATAAATAAGTGTAAGCCGCAGAGATTATGTTTCTGCGGCTCTTTCTTTTGTGGTCCCCATGCGGATGAAAATGTCTGCGTGGGGATTTTAATTTTAGGAGAATCTATTATGGTAAAAGCATTTCGCACGGAAGACGAAGTTCGTGACAGTGCCAAGCTGGTTCTTGGCTTTGATAAGACCGAAGATGGAGTGCAGCAGGGGACTGGGCAAATCACTACCTTCAACCAGTTGGGGTTCCGTGGCTGCAATGACAAGCCGGATGGCTGGTATCTGCCGGATGACGCCAGCAAACCAGCCATTATTCTGGAGACAAAATCGGAAACAGAAGGCGTTTCCAAGGAAAAGCATGTCAAGGAACTGTTCAAGAACATCGATGTAGTTGCCAAGAAATACTCCAAGACCATCGGTATTCTTTATAGCGGCAGTGCTATCCGCGTGTTCAAGAACAAAATCGAGCTGTCTGATGCGTCCAAGCGCTTGGAAAACAAGGACTACTATATCCGCCTGTGTACGAGCCAGAAACTGGATAGTAACTGCATCTTCGAAATCACGCAGAAAATCAACAACAGCCTGCATTTCAAGTTCGGCATGACGGACTTGCAGGACCGGATGATTTTCACAGCTTGTGCCCTTGTCGCCCAGCGTTACAACCCTCAGAACGGTCTTCAAAAGCTGAAAGACATGGATTACAGCACCTTCCATAACTGGATTTACAGTGCCCTGTCTAAGGCTCTGGAAGATGATAAGAAGCAGAATAGCAAGCTGGATGTACTCTTGGAGGAGTATGCCTCTGTCCGTATGTCTATTACGGAAAATCAGGAAGCCATCAACGATTTCATCGACAATGTCTGCCAGATTGCCGACCTCGTCAACTCCGATAACTGGAATGGCGAAGATGTCATGGCTATCTTCTTCAATGAGTTCAACCGCTACCGTGGTAAGGCTCAGGCGGGACAGGTGTTTACTCCTGACCATATTGCATCGTTTATGTACCGACTCATTGATGTGAATATGAATGACCGGGTTCTGGATGCCACCTGTGGTTCCGGCACCTTCCTCGTTAAGAGCATGTGCAATATGATTCGTGAGGCAGGCGGCAGCAATACCAGCAAGGCGAAGCAAATCAAGTCTGAGCAGTTGTTCGGTATCGAGATGTACCGGAAAGTCTACGCTCTGGCCTGTGCCAACATGATGATTCACAAGGACGGTAAGACAAACCTTGTGCAGATGGATGCCACTTCGGCTGAGGCGACTGAATGGATTCGGAAACAGAAAATCACGAAAACCCTGATGAACCCGCCTTACGAGAGACGATACGGTTGTGCAACAATCGTTGCCAATGTGTTGGATAGCGTTCCTGCAGGTACAAAGTGTGCCTTCATTCTCCCGGATAAGAAGATGGAGAAGGAATCCAAGTTGAAAGCCTTGCTGGAACGCCATACTCTGACCACCATCATCAAGCTGCCTGAGAACCTTTTCTTCGGTCTGGGCGTTACTACTTCTATCTTCATCTTCGAGACTGGCAAGCCTCAGAATGGGCGCAACATCAAGGGCTACTATGTGGCTGATGACGGTCTGGAGACGGTCAAGAACAAGGGTCGGCAGGATGTACATGATAAGTGGCCTGCGCTGGAAGATTACTGGGTCAAGGCAATACAGGATGACAACGATGACCGCTACAACACCCGCCAGCTTATCAATCCGGCTGAACATCTGTCCTATCAGATGCCGGAGAAGCCTTTTGAATTGTACGAGGAAGATTTCATCAAGACCGTGATGGACTACGAGATGTACAAGCGCGGCATCAACGCCAAGGAGTTCGGGGACAAGTTGCTGCAGAAGGTGCTCTACGGTTCGACAGTGACCGGCACTGAGGAAGGCACGAACATTCTGGTGGAGAAGGGAGAGGACAATAATGGGGAAGATTGATACTTCCGAATGGAAGGAGTTTCGGATTGGAGATTACTTTAAGGTCGAGTATGGAAGGTTTCACGCAAAGGACGAGTTAGGAACAGGAACGGTTAACTATATTACGACCAGTGGATTCAACAACGGGATTACAAACACTTGCGAAGAAGCCACACATCAAGGTAATTGCATTACAGTTGCTTCCGACGGTGCAATGGGAGCGTCTTTTTATCAAGAAGAAGCTTTTACCACATCGAATATTGTTTCGACTTTAACTCCCTTGCCACATACCCCACTTAACAAATATAATGCGCTCTTTCTTTGCGCTATCATTTTTGGAAAGAGAGCTGAATTTGGTTGGCTTGGCTTTAAAATGAGCGTGGATAGAGTAAGAAACCTTAGGGTTAAACTCCCCACCACCCCTGACGGCGACCCCGATTGGGCTTATATGGAATCCTACATAGCAAACCTTGAAACTCAAGTCGCCGAGTCGCTGACCCTGCTGCAGGCTGCGAAGAATGCGGAGAAGAAAAAGGTGGATGCGAGGGAGTGGGGAGAGTTCCGGGTAGGGGAGTTGTTTGACGCAGCTCTATCAAAAGACGACATTCAGCCCAAGGTCATTGTGGAAGGAAATACCCCCCTCGTGTCGTCTGGAAAAGAGAATAATGGGATTATTGCGCTCATTGATAACAAGAATGCCCGTCTTTGGGAAGCAAATACGTTGACCGTAGATATGTTTGGCAAAGTATTCTATCAAGAGCAACCGTATTATGCTGTGTCCCATGGTCGAGTTAATATCCTTATGCCTAGAATGCCTATGACTAAACATTGTATGCAGTTTATCGGATGCGCTATTGAGCGAGTAACTACCGATAAATACGCTTTCTCTGAAATGTGTACGGGGACGAAGTTACTCAAGGATGTCATTTTGCTTCCCAAGGACAAGACAGGTCAGCCTGACTGGGCGTATATGGAAGAGTATATGAGGGAGATGGAAGAACGGGTGAAGGTAATGATGGGAAAATATGAAATGACAGTAAATGAGGCTGCTTTATGATTGATGTCAATGGTCCGCAAGCACAATATGACGCGGAAGAACGGTGCCTGAAAATTGCCAGAACGGCGGCAAAGTATGAATACACAAAAAATGTTATTCAAGAAATCATTGGAGATAACATTGTAGAACCAACACGGTCAAATACTCCATTAGACTTCGTAATTAAAGATAAAAATGCAGACATGCCAGTAGGCGGGATTGAGCATTTTCATGTAAGCCTCATATACGAAGGTGCTGAAGGAAACCAATTGAAAAGCACTGCGAAAAAACATGAAGAGCAGACAAAAGAACTTTTTAATAAGCACGAAAATTCAAGTGAACCTCAAGAATTAAGCACTGCATTTAATGAATTGTTGCTTTTGACAAGCGACTCAATAAATGACAGAAGGAAATTCGATTACAAAAACTATATAAAACAATTCAGTTACCAAACAGAGAAACATTTCAGCAAAATTCGTAGTTATTGTGAAACGGCGCAATGTAGTCCTGACAAAGTAGCGCTTATGATAGAAATAGTTGTTCCTAATTGTGCTGAATGGAATACAATCAACTATAAAACGCAAAGATTTGAAGCCTTACCATACGAAAAATTTCCAATAACACAGGATGTAATCAATATCATTGAAAAAGGGAAAACCCAAGAAATAAAATATGTCCTACTTGTTGTTCATGACGAATTTGGAAGTGAGACTAAAATAGTTTACGCATTTGATGTCAACGATATTGAAACATCTTGTAAGGCGCAAGACATCACAATATATGAATGTTTCGCGCCAAAGCCACTGTTGGCAAAAATACAGGTGCTTTATTAGAAGCATACAAAATCAGCGAGGTAGAAGACAATGTTTAATCCTAAGAAAACCGTCCGCCAAAACATTCACGGAAATGAAGCCGCTTACTCCGGAACCGTGACCACCGTCACCCACAAGACCATCGTGGTCTTCATCCCGGCGCTCGATGTCGAGGTGGATGTCCAGCGCAACCCCGATACATCCGTCCAGAACGGTTCTGTCCCCGAAGTAGGGGATATCGCAACCGTGCAGATTGTGCTCGAAGACGGCGACTATACCGCTACCGCTGCCACGTTCGTGCCACAGCAGGACATCAGGGAAGACATTCCCGTCACTGATGACGACTTCTTTGATGACGATTTGGATGATGAAAAAGCAGAGGAGTATGACTGGTACAACGAGCCTCCTGCAGATGATTTTGGCAACTTAGATATTGACTGAATCATTGATATTTGCCTTGAGTTTTTCGCAAGGCGTGATATAATAGAACCATCACAAAAGGTTTTGAGCCTCCCATCGTAATCAGTAGCATGCTGACTGCGGTGGGAGGCTTTTGCTTTAAGGAGGGAAAAACAGCATGCGACAAGAACCCACTATCGAAGAAAAAGCGGCATATTCGATTGTGAAAGAAATGTTTCCAAACATTAAATTCGAGCTTAAAGATAAACCGGATATTCAAGCATTGGATAAAAGTATCGGTATTGAAGTTGTGAACGGCTTATCATCAGAGGTAGAGGAGTTCCTTAACTCTAAAAGGAAAAATGCATCTTTAGAAAAGAAAAAGCCGAAAAGCCCATTTTTAGACACGAAGAGATTTGCATCCAACCTGTTTATATCATTTGAAAACCAGTATAAGACAAAACTTGATAAGCTAAATGCTGGTAATTATGATGGATTTCAAAAATACGGTCTTATCATCTTTTCTGCTATTCCAGCTCTTGACTTGAATAAAGAAGATTGGTTTAGAATTCCTCTTGAAGACATTACTAGAAAATATGAGAGACATTTTGATTTTATAATTGTGATGCCACGTTGTTATTATCCTTTTAACCCGGAACCGATAAATCATGTGTGGAAAATTAACGTACTATCTGATGGCTGCATAAAAACCACATCAATGATATGAAAGGAGACATTTTCGGTGATTGCCTATTTCATTACAAAAATCATCAGATTATTACAAGGAAGTATTATTCCGATAGCTCTACTTGCACTGCTGGTCACTTCTTTTGCTTCAACAAGCGAATATAAATCGTGGGCCAAAAGGAGCGCATTTTCGGCATGCGTTTTGGTAGGATTTGCTGAATCATATCAATTCATTGAGTCACAACTGGAAAGCGTCTCAAATTCAATATATGAAATGGCAGATGGTAATATAGCAACCATAGCCGCTTCAATTATTGTACTGCTGATTTATGTAGTGGTGTGTGTTGCCGCTGCTATTGGCTGGATTGGAAGTGTTTCTTCGGCTTTTAATTTCTTGTTTGGAAAGCAAAACTCGAAATAAAACGTTCTAAACGAGCTTAAAAAAGAAAGAGGGCTTTATCTTAGTCTCGACGACTGAATAAAGCTGATACAGAGCCTTGCCTGCAGCAGCGGGTGAGGCTCCTTTTTCATATGAGCGGAGGAAATTATGAACATTGCATTTTATAACGGTATGCTTTTGCAAGTGACCTTGCATGACAGCAAAGCCACCATTCTTTCAAAGCGAATAGTCGGGGCAGACACCATAGATTTTTACAACTACTTCGAGCGAACAACAAGAAAACCCTGTACTACTCCAAATACCAATACTTGCAGCAGTACCATAACAGGCAACTCAACAATATGTGTAGACATATGGCGGATTCATCGCCACAAGCACAGAAGCTGCAAGATGCCTATGACTCCTGGAACAAATGGGCACGTTCTGAATACAAGCAGGTTAGCAGCTTCTCCGACCACATGCAGCGGATGACTGTTGAGGAGTTTTGCTATGGAAACAACGGCAACAAACTCGGTACTTACCAGGAGGTTCTGGTAGAACCGAAGCTGTACATCGTGAACCTGTTCGGCCAAAATGGCTATGGCCGAGGTGAAAGGCAGACGAATTATGCTGCACTGGCGGCTGCACTGTTCTCGTTTTTTAGAGACTGCGCTCGAAATAATCAGGACGTAACTATCCGGCTGCCATATGGTTTAGGCTGCGGCCTTGCCGGAGGCGATTGGAACACGGTTCTGGACATCATCAGCGATGCGGCTAAAGCCTGGAATGTAAATGTCGAGATTTGGAAGCTGTAAATTGCTGGTGGGCGTTCTTTTTTTGCCCAGAAGCAAGATGAAACATAGTAAAATAAAGCTTGCACATCTGTGCGAATCAGATATAATAGCCCTAATAAGATAAAAATTGTGCCCTGACGGCATCTGAATTGGATGCTGCCGGGGCATTTTGTTTGTTAAGGAGAATTTGGGGCTATTCAACTTTTTCCGGGGGTCTGAATAACTCATGAGCACAAAAGTCCATAAAGGAGGTGAGCCACTTTGAAAGTACATAAAGGCTATAAATTTCGGCTAGAGCCAACAGAAGAACAGAAAGTCAAAATCAATAAAACGCTCGGCTGCTGCCGTTTTGTATATAACTCTATGCTAGATAGGCGTATAAAAGCTTATCAACGGCGCGGTGAAAGTATGAGCTATATTGATACACAAAATCTGCTTCCTCAGATGAAAACTTATCTTCCTTGGCTTGCTGAAGTAGATAGTCAAGCACTCAAATATAGCTGTCGTCAGTTAAATAATGCCTATAAAGGCTTTTTCGAAGACGGTAAAGGGTTCCCCCAATTCAAACGAAAACGAGGAGAAGAAAGCTATACAACTACAAAAGCAAAAAGCATTAAAGTTGACGATAAGTACATTCAGCTTCCGACACTTGGGAAGATGCGTTATCGTAAGAGTCGCAACATTGAGGGACGCATCTGTAAGGCAACAATCCGTCGCTCAGCAAGCGGCAAATACTATGTAAGTATTCTTTGCGAAGTAGAAGTAATGCCGCTTCCGGTTAAAGATACCGTCATCGGTTTAGATGTTGGCATCAAATCTTTTGCTGTTGACAGCAATGGAAAAGAATATCCAAACAATAAATATCTTCAGAAAGCGGAAGCTAAACTAAAGCGTGAGCAGAAAAAGCTGTCACGCAAAAAGAAAGGTTCTGCCAACTGGGAGAAGCAACGTATCAAGGTAGCTTGCTGCCACGAAAAAGTGACCAATAAGCAAAAAGATGCCCTACACAAGTTGTCATCTACACTGGTGAAAGAAAACCAAATCATCTGTGTAGAAGACCTCAATGTAAAGGGTATGGTTCGCAATCGTAACCTTGCTAAAAGTATTTCCGATGCTTCTTGGGGAGAGTTCTTCCGACAACTTGATTATAAATCCAGTTGGGCAGAAAGAGTAGTTGTAAAAATACCAACCTTCTATCCAAGCAGCCAGACCTGCTCTTGCTGCGGCTACCAAAACAAAGAGGTAAAAAACCTCAATGTTCGGCATTGGGTCTGTCCGAAATGTAACACATCACACGATAGGGATAAAAATGCAGCAGAAAACATTCTAAAGAAAGGAATGGACATGCTGGCTACGCCAGCCGCCTCATAACCACAGGCAGGCAGTACGGTCAGGACGACCGAATCTTAAAGTCTGTGGAGAGCGAACCTCTATCAAGGGCTGCGGCCTGCGGTAAGCTCGCTCTATGAAGCAGAAATCCATACTGAGTAACGGGGCAACCCGTGAAAAGTTGGAAGTCCGAATTTGGCTATGACACTGAACAACTTGTCAAGCGAACAGCAGGAATTCGTACATTTGGCATTGTCGGGCAAAAACGTATTGTGTGACGCCTGCATCGGCAGCGGAAAAACATCGACTATCAACGTACTCTGCGATGCATATCCACCAGAACGGCGTATTTTGTACTTGACCTATAACCGATTACTCAAACTTGACGCCAAAGACAAAATCAAAAATCATAATGTCTTGGTTCAGAACTATCATGGATTTGCAAGCCTGCTGCTGAGCAAAAAGGGAATCCGGAATTGCGGACAGGGTGAACAGCTTGCCATGGTATTGGAAAAGAAAATTCCGATTCCGCCGATTGATACTCTTATCATTGACGAGTATCAGGATATCAATGACGAGATTGCAGAACTGCTCAAATATATCCGCTCTAAGAATCCGGGCCTTCAAATCGTCGCAGTGGGCGATATGAAGCAGAAAATCTACGATGATACAGCGCTGGATGTCTGGGAGTTCATGCAGGATTTTCTCGGCCGCCATGAACAGGTGGTTTTCACGAAATGCTTCCGTATTTCTCATGACTTGGCAGAACGACTCGGCAACATCTGGGGCAAGACCATCAACGGCGTAAATAGCTCCTGTATCGTGGAACAGATGTCAGTCGATGAGGTGACGGAGTTTCTGAATAAACAAAACCCGAAAGATGTTTTGTGTCTGGGCGCTCGAATCGGAGCTATGACAAAGGTGCTCAATGACCTGGAAAATCGCCCCGGAAACCTCTATGACAAGCATCACGTCTATGCAAGTATCGCGGACAATGACGGGGATAAGGCGGTAGCACCTTCCTCAGATGTTGGTATCTTCACAACATTTGACGGCAGTAAAGGTATGGAGCGACCTATCTGTGTCGTGTTCGATTTCACTGAAGAATACTGGTCGTCCCGCACAAGCAAGCCGATGTCACGATATGAGATTCTTCGGAATCTGTTTTGTGTCGCAGCAAGCCGAGGAAAGCAGCGGATTATCTTCGTGAACTATGACCATCCGTTGAGCGATAAATCCCTGATGACTCCGACTGGAATGAATTGCGTGTTCCGGCATCCGTTTTCGTTCTCCGAGATGTTCGACCACAAATTCATCGAAGATGTTGATGCTTGCTATAAGCTGCTGGAAGTCACACCGATTGAGCACAACGACAATACGACCATCGATGTGCAGGCAGCGGATGCCATGATTGATTTGTCCCCCTGTATCAGTATCTACATGCAGGCAGGCTTCTTTAATTCCTATGATATCGATGACGCACTCGCTTATTACATGGACCTACACAAGGACATGCAGTATTTGAAAATCAAGAAAGGCGCAACGGTCGAGGATAAGGTTCTGCTGCTCACGGCGCTTGAAACGAATCAGTGCCGGTATGTAAAACAGGTCAAGCCTCCTTTTGTGAGCGCAAAAGCCAAAATGTCGCTCAGTATGCGGCTTGGCACCGTGTTCACTCCCGATGAGTATGTTCAGGCACGCGGAGATATCGACATCCATACTAATGACCATAAAGTGATTTATGCCTCGGGCCTTGCGGATGTCGTAAAGAACAACACCGTCTACTGCATCAAGTTCATCAGCAGTCTGGCACACAAGCATTTTCTGCAGTGTGCGTGTTCTATGATTGCGCTGGGGCTTCCATATGGCGTTGTCTGGAACGTGAAAAGTAACCTGATGTACAGCGTAAAAATCAAGGATAAGGACGCTCTGATTGACGCAATCCTCAAGTGCATCACGAAACGAGCTTACAACGGCGCGGATTATTACACCTGCCGAAAAGGCTTTGTACAGGATACGGCATCGATTATCGACCGCTGGACTGACGACGGATATGCGGAAGAACCCACCGCCATCACTTCCGGAGATGGTATCGCCATCATCAAGCAAGGAAGCCGTTATTTCGTGATGGATGGAGCACGCCGAAACACTCTGAACGATAATTTTGGGCTTGGTTTTGCCGATGTGAAAGACGCTTGTCTTGCTTATGCGAAGAGTTGCGAACTTCAAAAAACCGTGGACCATAATTCTCCTTATTCCGAAGTCGAGTTCTGGCTCGACCAGAACAAGGCGTTTGAGGAATACATGACTCAGGTAAGCCATGAAATCGAGCAGCACGAAGAAGGACCGTATGCAAAATACAAGTCTTTCGCTACGCCTGCTGTCCGAAAGATGCTGGCGGAAAAGGGACTGACCATCACGTTCCCGGAAAAAGTCCTCATCAAGGTTTGGAAGATGCGCCGCGCCGAAGATGCCATGTATCAGAAAATCGAAGAAACAAAGAAGCAGAACAGCTCCAATGTACCGCTTGATGAGGCGTTCTTTGACTCTGAACTGGTGGATTCCGTCGAAGGAAATACCGAAAATACCAAGGCAAAAGCCAAACCCCAAAAGGAATCCGCATTGCCGTTCTCCAAGTACGGTGTAAATGAGAAAAAGAGCTACCGTGTCGTGAAAAGCGATGAGCTCTCAAAGCCCAACCAGCCCCGTTATGTTGTGGTCGAGACGGCTACCGATAAGGTCCTGGACAACGCTAACGGATATGGCTACCTTTCCTATCAGGCTGCCTGGAAAGGGTATTCGTACAAGAGCAAGCATCATCTGGACGGCACGAAGAAACCGATGAGTAAGAGTGCAAAAGAGCAGGCAAAGAAAAAGGCGGCTTTCTTTTCAACTGACTCAGAGCAGCTCAGCTTTGGCTGATTCAGAAAATCAACAACAGATTTCACGATTAAAAGGAGGAGGAAATCATGGCAGCCAAAAAGGATAAGATGATTCCGTCTGAGAAAGAACGGAAAAGAGCACTGAAATATGCGACCCCGGCAGGTACGGGTCAGATGTGGGTAACAATGGGAATCGCCTTTATAATTTTCGGCATTATCTTGCTGCTGATTCCAATTGGCCTTGTTATTTCGGAGGCATCAGCGCAGAGATACGACCCCGAAAGCATCCATACAGCAACACTTGTATTCTATCTGCTTGGCGCATTTTTTGGTTTCTGCGGATGCTTCTGCGTTATCTTTGGTAAGCTTGCCGTCAAAGCATTTGCGAAAATACTGTGCAAGGGTGAAATTAACTATCCGGTAGCGGAATACAAAACACCTAAGAAACTGCTGCTTCAAGAGGCAGCAGCTATCAACCAGAGTCCTAATGCTCCATTGACAGCTTCCACATTCGGGAACTGGATTGATTTTGAAGCCGATTGGCAAAACTGCCTTTCCATTCATAATGGCATCTTGCAGAGTCATCAGATTTTCAAAAAACTGATTCTTGTACAAGACAATTTTACTTACAAAGAGCTGGACTACGAGAATAACTCGGAACTCGGCGTCGGAGTCAAAACATTCGCCGCAGGAAGCACAACGACCATCGGCAAAATGAAAGGCCACAAGCTCATTTATAATATCGGCATGAATCTTTCCAATGGCAAACTGGGAGTTAACAGCTATTCCATCGATACATTGGACGTCACGAATGAAGTACATAAATGGTTAGCTGACCACGGATACACCCGCACAGACTAAGAAATAGCTTTGTTCGTTGTCGATACTTCCGGCTCGATGCGCGGAGAACCTATCAATGCACTGAAAACGGCCATGATTAACACCATCCAGTATATCAATGACGACAACTATATCGGCATCCTCGATGAGTTGCTGGCGATTCTGGCTGATTCAGACGACAGAGCTAGGACTCATAACCTCAGCGGCAGGGATACCTTATCGCCGCTGGTGAGAGGAGGCGTTATGCACAGACTCAGAACGTTGCGCACTGTTTCGATGCAGCCACGCCAACTCGACCAACACGAATATAATCACAAATCAGGGAATTTTTCTGAATATCAATAACAAATATCAAACACACGCCTACTTGGGCAGAAAGGAATCACAAATGGGACGCTATAATTTCAATCAGAGAACGCGGGATGGCTACGAAATCTCGCCCGAACAGGCAGCAAAATGGCTTGAGAGGAACGATAACAATCGGAACGTGAACGTCGCCAAAGTCAAAAAGATGGCGAAGGACATGAGAGAAGGACATTGGGATACTACGCATCAGGGTATTGCCATCGCCTCCGATGGCACGCTGGTTGACGGACAGCATCGGCTGCTCGCTATCGTCGAGTCCGGTGTGACCGTGCGTATGAACGTGACCTTTAATGCCGCCAAGTCTCAGCACATCGATTCCGGAAACATCCGCTCCATGGCGAACCGTGTGCAGATGTCCGAGTACGATATGAGCTGGACGAACAATACGATTCTCTCCGCAGCAAACCTCATCGGCCGCGTGTTCGCAGGCTCGAACCTCAGTCACGAGGAAGCTTTGAGCGAATGGCTGATGAAATACCGCACGCAAATCGAATCCGCCACCAAGTGCATCAAGAAGGCTACGCTGCCGGGACTCAATTCCGCAGGTACAACAGCGGCCATCATTGTGGCTGCCATGAACGATGTTCCCGCTATTTATATCGAGAAGTTCATGGACGTGTTCTATTCGGGGTTCACCAACAATGAAGCCGAACATTATGCTATCACGCTGCGGGACGAACTGCTGCGCGAAAACCGTGTCAAGCGCGGCACACAGTATGCAAGGTTTGCCTTTTTCCGTACTGCAAACCGACTGAACCAGTATTATAAGACTGCCACCGGGCAGCGCGTTGCTAAGCGCGTCAATAACGGTGACTTCCCATACAATGTCTACGATGCCAACGGCGGTATCGTAAAGCCCGAAACCAAGAAAACCAAGAAAGCTGGGTAATGCCATCAACTTGAGTCTTTGCAGCTGTATGGATGTTGCAAAACTAAGATATAGCCCCAAAAATTCCGATAAATCGCATAAAAAATGTTGCAAGGAGACAAAAACTATGAATAAGTTTGAAGCAAGGAGCACGCTGGGGAGCGAGGCTGTCCCGGTTTTCGACGATGACGGTGAGCTCACGGAATGGCTGCACCGGGATAACTACACTGTTGAAGAGCTGGAACTGATGAACTTCGTCGGCAAAGAAAAGCCTGTCATCAATAAGGATGGCGTGAAAATCGTTCGGGATGGCACGGTCATTCGGAGAACCAACGCTGAAACAAGAAAAACTGAATTTCTATTCATCCCGCGCATTGTCACCAGCGAACAGAAAACGGTGTGAGGTGCAACGTGGTCAAAATTTATGGGTCCAGTGACGACCTTGTCTGCCTGGAAAATTCCAACTATGGGGTCGATGAGATTGGTTGCTTCGATGTCAAGGGAGTTCGGTTATTCCTGGACGACGATACCATTATTGTCGTGCGCTATATCGATGGCATTTGGCGCATTGAAATTGAACGCAAGGGCACGGCACCATATCAGCATGAGGTCTGTGCGGGCAATGATGAGGCCGATTACAGCGATATCTTTTGTACGGAATCCGACGTTATTGCGCACGAAATCATTCGATGAGGATTGGAGCAGCCATGGCAAAAACTCTTCTGACTCAAAAAATAGAATCAGCGCTAAAGGTTTGGCATCCTGCCAACTATGGTGGATACCGGGTTGATTCGTTCCGTCAAGGCTTCGACGCTCTGGAAGTACCTGTCGAGTGCGGTTCGATAAAATCCGGCCTTGTTGACTTCGTTCGGGTTCAAGAGTGCTTCACATCAGAAACAAAATGTGGGACCTGCAAACTCTCAATGTACAGGGATGAGGACAGAGACTTAGTTATGCCGTCCATCCGGCAGTGGATGCAGGAGGTATCATGCCCCAAAGATATCTCTGACTGGAATTTTCGAAACGAACCTTGTACGGAACGGTTCTGCAGGCTGTACAAAACGAAACATACATACACCATCGACACCGTCGTCACCTGCGTGGAAATTAAGGTTTCCGTGAGTGACTTTCACTCTGACCATGGCCACAACTTTGTGGGGCACTGTAACTACTATGCGATGCCGTTAGCACTATACAAGAAAGTCAAAGATGAGATTCCTGATGGTATAGGAGTTCTGCTATATTACAACGGCGAAAATACCTGCGGGATTCGCAAGAAAATCGAATGCAAGCCCCGCCAACTCTCGGAGAAAACCCAGAAATGGCTCATCATGTCAGTTGCTAAGCGACTGACAAAAATGAGCAAAGCATAAACAATTATTCTGCGAATATCACGATGCCATAAAGATATTCGCAGCGATAAAAATTTTCTAAAAAAGGAGAGAGATATTAAGAATTGGGATATATCGGCCGTGACAAGTCGGTATAAAATGTTTTATAACTGCCCTTGCGGTGACATCTTTGCATCCGCAGCATAAAAGGAGAAATAAATGAAGAAGCTTTTGAAAATCATCATTTTCGCTATCCTGGTCGGATTTGGCGTTATCTGGTATTCAGAAAGCCAAAAGCGCCGGACCATGATTCCGCTCGAATTTCGAGGCGAGTGAAATGCGAAAAGACATCAAAATTGTGCTGGAAAGCATCTGGTATCTAATTCTGCCGGTGTTTATTTTTGTACTTAACATTAGATATTGGCATGGGTATCTAGCGAATCCTGGCTGGTCCTTAACTCACCCGTCGTATATCGTTCTCGGATTTGCCTTGAGCGCTGCACTGTGCTTTGAGATTGTATATATCGACATCAAGTTTGGGGAAAAATAGCGCTTGCCAAAATATACGAACGCCGTACAATATAAAATGTGAACAGATACTAAAAATCAGTAGGATTCACAATCTGTATTTTAAGCGGACTTATCCCATAGCGGGGTAGGTCCGCTTTTTTTGTTGAAAGGAGAAAAAGTATGAAACTCAAAAACAATCTATTCCGGAGCACGGCGGCAATCATCGCTACGCTCCTTGCACTCAGCTTCACCGGCTGCGGTCAGAATCCGATAATATCGGAAAGTCCATCCAGCACCGGGGTCGTCTCAGAAAGCACTGCAAGCAGTGAACAGACGGCTGGCGGTTCGGTGGACGGCAGCTTTACCATTCACTTTATAGACGTAGGGCAGGCGGATTCCGCCCTTATCACCTGCGACGGCCACTCAATGCTTATTGATGGCGGTAATGTCGATGATTCTAACCTCTTATATTCTGTTATGCAGCGTGAAACCGATGGGCACCTGGATTATGTCGTTGGGACTCACGCGCACGAAGACCACATCGGCGGCTTGTCCGGTGCTTTTGAGGCCGTCCTTGCGAACATGACTCTATGCCCTGTGACAGAATACGACAGCAAAGCATTTCGGGACTTTGCAAGCTACGCGGAGCAAAAAGGCGGAGGCATCACGATACCGGATGTGGGTGAAACCTACACTCTGGGGGAAGCGGAATTCACGATAGTTGGTGTTAATTCTGTTCCCGATGACACGAACAATACTTCGATTGTTCTGCGTATTGTCTACGGGAATACTTCGTTCCTCTTTACCGGTGATGCGGAACAGGAAGCAGAAAATGTGATACTTGCATCGGGACAAGACATTCAGTCAACAGTTCTGAAAGTAGGGCACCATGGCTCAAGTACATCTACCTCAGAGGCTTTTTTGGATGCGGTAAATCCAACATATGCTGTGATTTCTTGTGGCACAGGGAACAGTTACGGTCATCCACATCAGGAAACACTCGACAAGTTGCAAAACAAAGGTGTCGAGGTTTATCGCACAGACCTGCTGGGTGATATTTACTGCACCTCGGATGGCAAAGAGGTAAGTTTCACTTCCGGTGAATATCATGATGAAAATCGGATTGAAGCCGGTAGTGCTGCAGATTCCAAGGATGAACAGGACAAAGCTTCACTTGTCATAGACGAGACATACGTTCTGAACACGAGCACTATGAAGTTTCACAAACCCGATTGCTCTGCAGTCGAATCGATGAGTCAAAAGAATCGAATCGACTATATGGGGCCCCGCGATGAGCTCATCCAGGAAGGGTATTCGGCGTGTGGGATTTGCAAACCATAAAAATTGCACCTGATTTACTCGACAAGCTGTGCGAACCGACTACAATAAAAATTGTACGATAGATAACATTCTATATCGAAAGGGTTTTATGCCTTTCGTACATTCACAATTTCGCTTAAAGGGCGGACTTCCTGTTTTTAGGGAGCCCGCCCTTTTTGTATGAACAAGAAGGAGCGTAATGCAATGTTCAAAATTCACGATGACAAAGTCTATTTCGTCGCCGAAACCCCCGATATCAACAAAGTTATCGAAATCTTCCTACCTAAGGATGACCGTGGCACCATTATGGATTCACACGAAATCCGTGTGGACCTGTGCCGTGCCGTCATTCACATGGAGAAGAAGGGTGTCCGTGTCTTGACCGGAAGGTGCAGACTACCAGAAAGGTCCCCGCTACAACTTGGCAACTTTGCGTGAGGCAGTGTTCTACCGTGATAATTACACCTGCCAAGTTTGTGGACGCAAAATCGCGGATGGTGCCATTTTACATATGCACCACATGTTCTACTGGAAAGGAAGACACGGCTACCAGCTTGATGAGTTGGTTACAGCGTGTGAAAAATGCCACACGCCAGCAAATCATCAAAAAGGTGGCAAGCTCTACGGATTTGGTGAAGATATAAAGTTCGCCAATCTTTCTGGTGCAGCATTTATGAACGCTGTTCGCTGGCAGATAGTAAATGCATTGTACGCCACATACGGTAAAGAATTTGTGACCATCACTTATGGTGCGATGACAAAGGAAAAACGCATTGCGCTTCAACTTGAGAAAACCCACAGCAATGATGCGTATGCAATGGGGAATTGTCACCCGGCACACCGTTGCAAGTTTGGACATTACCAAAAACGATGCAGAAACAATCGTGTGCTGGAAAAATTCTATGATGCCACTTATATCGACACCCGCACCGGTAACAAAGCAAAAGGTAAAGAACTTTTTAACGGCAGAATTAGCCGTAATCACAAAAAGGATTCTGAAGACCTGCACAAGTACCGCAGCAAAAAGGTGTCGAAGGGGCGTCGCTCTATAAGAAGACAGCGCTATGCAATTCAGCCATACGACACTGTGCGTCTCGAAAGTAAAACATACATTACAAGCGGGTGCCATAATAAAGGCACAAGACTTTTGATTCCTGCTAATGGGAAGAGTAAGTCCGTAGCAATTTCCAAAGTTCAAGTTGTTTGCCATGCGGGAGCATGGATACAAATCATTTAAATGTTGAAAGGAGGTAAGCAGGAAATGCTGTATCTTAGTCTTTTCTAAGAAGCGCATTCCTCCCCACCTAAGCCTTACGGCTATAGATGGGGTGTCCTGCTCCATAATTATGAAAAAATGCGTATTTATAGCGCAAACAACGTATTCATAGAAGTTACGCGCCGATGCAATATGTGCTGTGCGCACTGCCTGCGCGGAGATGCCGAAAGCATCGATATTCAGGAGAAGTACATCGATGCTTTTCTTGCTGAGAATTCCGCTCTGAATGACTGCGTACCGAAAAATCTGCTTCGCGCTTATCCTCAGCAGTGGCTGCCGGGTGAATCGAACAGCTGATACTCCTAGAACGAAACTTTGATTCGGGTTCTTTCAGCAAAAAGCGTTGGAATCAAAATCATACGAAATGATTGTGTTAACACATAAAAACAAGTATAATATATGCAAGGAAGTGATAATAATGGTTCTGTATCATGGCAGCGATGTAATAGTCCGCAACCCTGAGGTCAGAAAAACAAGGTACGCCAAAGATTTTTCATGGGGATTCTATTGCACTAGCAACTACGAACAAGCCGCTCGCTGGTCAAAAAAAGGCAGGTCTCGTGGTATTGTCAACGTGTTTGAATATACAGAATCTCCTATGCTAAATATTAAGAAATTCCCCGAAATGAGTGATGAGTGGCTTGATTTTATTGCTATATGTCGCTCGGGCAAACATCATGACTATGATATTGTGGAAGGGCCCATGGCGGATGACACCATTTGGAACTACGTCAACGACTTTCTAAGCGGTGATATTAGCCGTGAAGCTTTTTGGGCGTTGGCAAAATTCAAGCATCCCACGCATCAAATCAGCTTTCACACGGAAGTCGCTTTGAAATGTCTCTCTTTTAAGGAGGCGATTGAAGTATGACTGAAACTGCAACCTACAGCAAAAACGATGTCTTTTATACCTGCAGCCTGATTGAATATATCGGCCGCGTTACGAGGAATCATCGCAAGGATGTGGTTTCTGCTCTTGGCACAAACGGAGTCAAGGCAATTCTCGACTCAGCGGATGTGTTTCACTGCCAGAGCTTTGAGCAATCTGCCGATGAAATTTGTGAGCTTTTTCCTGTGCCGGAAGGAACGTATGATACGGTGTCTAACTGCCACTACAAGGTTCCATCTTATACAGATATCGGAAAAGTGTACCAGCGCATCATCTTTGACTGTACTAGCACTCCTGGTGTCCAGGATGTAATTGATGTATTTTCCTCGTTCATTAGCGATGACATCTCAGATTTTAATACTGCAACTTACTATTGTAATCCGAGCTATTTGTACCACTCATACAAGGCCGGAAAACTACTGGATTGATTTTCAAAAGCAATAGCAATCAAGACCACTGCCCCAAAAAGGGTGGTGGTCTTATTTTTTTTGCACAACACTTACCATAAATTACCAGAAAGAAAAACATTGTGCATCTGTGCGAATTGCATATAATACAAAATATAGAACGAAAGGCATCAAAAAACATCGTTGGTCGGGCAAAATCCGACCGAAAGGCTAGGGCGGGCTCAGTTTTGAACCTGCTCTTTCTTTTTATCGGAGGCTTTATGTCAAACAAAGAAGAACGCATGAACCGCAATAAAAGCATCATCGAAGATTACAAAAATGGAAAGCCGATTTTAGAAATCGCGAGGGAATATAATCTTTCAGAAACGATGTGCTACAAGATTCTAAAAGGTACGCAGGAGCCGCCTCGTTATTTTGAAAAAAAGAGGAAGAGACTTACCACTCGAAATGAGCAAATTGTTAAACAGTATAAAGGCGGTATGACGGCCAGAGAATTGGGCAAGATGTACGGCATTTCCATGCAGCGTATTTATGCAATCTTGCATTCGAGCGGAGAGTACGAAAGCCAAAAATACAATCATATTGAAACGGCTCTCAAAAAAGAGAAAAAGATGCGGAACCAAACTTTTCTTGATGCTTACAAGAAAAATCCTCAAAAATCGATTATCGAGTTGAGCAGGGAGGTAAATATCAGCCCTTCACTAGGTTATCTTATCCTTCATCAAAATGGGATTTACCAGTATAACGTAAAAGCCAGAGCTAAGGAGAATAGCGAAAATGCCGATTAACAAGATTACCCACGTGTGTCTAACTCATGACAAAGTCAGAGCGCGAAATGAAAAGATGCTGGAGGATGCCAAGAACGGTATGTCCCAGGAACAGCTGGCCGAAAAGTATCAAATCTGTGTTTCTACTGTCCGATATAGTCTGAAGGACTTTTACGAAGAACAGGCCCGGCAGAGAAAAGCAAAGAAGAAAGCCTGGCAAACCCAGATGATTCATGAATATGAGATGGGCGCAAAATCTCCGGAGCTTCAGGAAAAATACGGCATCAGTGGAACGCTCTTTTATCGGATTCTTCATGCGCACGGAAAGAATGGCCGACAAATCCACAGCCAAAACCGTATCGAGACTGGCAAGAAAAGAAACGCCGAGATGGTCAGGAAATACAAAAACGGCGTTTCTGTCAAAGAGCTTGCGGAAGAATACGGGCTCAAAAAGGGAAGCGTATATCGCGCCATGAAGCGGTATAGTCCAGGCCCAGGGAAAAGTAAAAGTTGTCAAAGTGAGGAATAATTGCATGGCTGCATCAAAGAAAGATGTTGCGAAGCAGCAGGTCAAAGAAGACCGAGAAAAAGTCCGGGAAATGTATCTTTCTGGCAAAACTGTCAAGGAAATCGCCAAGGAAACGTATTTTTCAAGCTCTTATTGCTATGCCATGGTGAGAGACCTAGCAAAAGAAAAGAATTTTGCAAAGAAAGCAAAAAGAGCACCTCTCAACGAAGCTATGATTCAAGATGCGAAAGCCGGGATGACGGTTGCTGAAATCGCAAAGAAGCATGGCGTGACCTACCAGCAGTGCTACTATACTGTTTTTGAATACGCTCAAGCTACGATTAAGAAGAACAAGAAAAAGCAGTCTGCTGCCACGAAAGTTCGCAATGCGGCTATGTTGGAAGATGCGAAAGCCGGAATGACTGATAAGGAAATCGCCAAAAAATACTTTTTGTCTCGAAGCAGTGTCCGTACCGTCCTTGCAGGGCATTTACATACAAATTCCAAAAAGTTGGATGAAAGGCGCAAGGCGATTCTTGCGGATTATGAGGCAGGAACGTCCTCAAAAGACATCTGTGAGAAATACGGTATTTCAAAATCCACTCTTTACAAGGACATGCGCCAAATTGGAAAAACCTGTCAGGAATACTATCACAAGGCGCTGAAAGACAAGACCAATCAAAGGAATTCCGATATTCGAAGCAAAATCGAAAGAGGGGTCTCGGTCAGCACTATTGCCAAGGAATACGGAATCTCTAAAACGGCGATTTATGAAACGTTTCATCAGGAAAATGTCAGAGCTGGAATTTTACAGAAACGCGGCCGTCCGCGAAAAAACACGGAACGTAATGCACTGATTGCTAAACGCCACAGGGAAGGCGAGAAGGTGCAGGCGCTTGCCACTGAATATAATCTCTCTGTTTCGACGGTAAACACTATTTGCAGTAGAAACAAAAATCAGAATATAACCTCATATTAACAGGCTGCCATTTGGCGGCCTATTTCTTTTTTAGGAGGAAATGAAATGACAGACGACGTACGTAATTTAATTCGATTTGTGGTGGATGGCGATATTCGAAACGCGCAGACTCAGTGCCGAATCATGCTTGAAAAGAATGTACCCGAAAAGGACGCCAGGTTCAAAGAAAACGAACTCAGAAAGTTGAATCTTCTGAAACCGGAACTGATTCAGCTGCCCGCCAACCTGGAAAACCTCTTGATTGCGGAGGATGCCACGAATTTCCCTGAGAGCCGGTTCCTGCTCCGCGAGGAGGAAGAAACAGTCATCAACAAGCTCTTGGCCACCAGAAAAGCAGCTTTAGCCATCAAGGAGCTTGGCATCCACTATACTTGCTCTTTGCTTTTGACGGGCCTTCCTGGTGTTGGTAAGACTGAATTGGCCCGCTACATTGCACACAAGGCGAATTTACCGTTTGTTTTCCTGAAATTCTCTGGCCTTGTCAATTCTGCTCTTGGTCGTACACAGCAGAATATCGGCAGAGTATTCGACTACGCAAAACGCACGCCCTGCGTTCTCTGCGTTGACGAAATTGATGCCATCGGAATGTGCCGTGGCGGCCGTGATGACGTCGCTGAAATGAGCCGTGTCACCATTGCTTTGATGCAGGAACTTGACCGGCTCCCGAATGACGTCATTCTCATTGGCACTACAAACCGCGTCGATAACCTTGACGAAGCCCTCATTCGCCGATTCACTTTCAAACACCGCGTCAAGCCTTTAGGCGACGATGACATGAAAGAACTGTGCAAGAAGTTCCTTGCTTCGGCAGACTATCCCTTCACGGAATCCGAACTCGACGGACTCTGCCGTTCGCTGCGTGAACAGCGGACTGCCAGCGCCGTTGTCAATGCCTGTACAGAACGTATCGTTGCACATATCGTATCGCAGCTGCCTGAAAATTCGGCAGATGCCGTGTAAAAGTATGATAGCCTGGGAAGAAAGCCCTCGTCAGTTTAAGATGTCCAAGCAACTCGATGAGGGAAAATTCGGAGAAGACTTGGCTCGCAAATTCCTTAACGACCCGATTATCAAAGTGAATCATGGCATTAGCCATTACGATGACGTGACTCAGGATAAATCATATCAAGACAAAGATACCGATTTCATTGTCTGGAAGAAGAATGGTAAGACCTTTGGCCTGGAAGCGAAAGTGGACAGTCACAATACCGGAAATTTCTACCTGGAAACCTCGGTGGACTACTTCTCCATGGTGCCTGACGCTCTGAACGAACAACGGGTAGCGCGGCGGTATCGGGATGGCATCGACCCTTTATGGCACACCCCGGGCTGGGTATACAGGAGTGGTGCGGACCAGATTCTCTATTATTTCAGAACCACGCAGCTGCTTTACATTTTCTCCCGCGTTGATGTCTGGTTCTATGCTGAAAAGCTGATGCGCGGTGGAATCCATCTCGACCCCGGAATCAGAAAGCCAAAAATGTATTCTGCCGAAAATATCAGTGAACGCAATGGTTCCACTCTCTTCTTTGCCAACGGCTTATGCGTGAATGCTGAGCAGACATACAAGGCTTTAGGGGCGCAAAAAAGAGTCATCAAATACCAGGTTGAAAACCCGGATTCAGACGTCCCAACGTTCAGCTTTTGCCCTTTCAAATTGTCAACAACCCCACCTAAACCGGCTCGCCGGTTATAGACGGGGCTTGCGGGGCAACCCGTAAGCCCGGTTGATTAGCCTCGGTGAACGGCAACTTCGGTTGCTGCGAACTCCGTTATGCATTTGATGAGCAATCATCTTCATAATATAGGCACCCCGATATGCTCCACAAGTGTCGGGCTCTGCGGGCAGTGTATGTATCAATGGCGCAAGCCGTTGATATGTATTACGTTAAAAATCTCTAAGGGTAGGAGATGTGCGGCTGCCATGCCGAAAGGCTAAAACAGTGCATAACATTGGCGAAGTGGACCACAGGGCGCAAGCCCTGACTTATAGTTTCATTACTATTTAACGAAAGGAGTATCTTGCATGAGCACTTGCGTTTGTGTTCTCAGCAACAGTGGTGAACGCTTAATGCCTACCTTCCGTCTTGGCAAGGTACGCCATCTTCTGAAAGACGGAAAGGCTAAAATCGTTAAGCATCACCCTTTTACCATCCAGCTGCTGTATGACAGCAAAACAAACACACAACCCATCGAAATCTGCGAGGATGTGGGCTACAACTACATCGGCATCAGTGTGAAAAGTCAATCTCACGAGTATGTATCTGCGCAGTATGATACATTACAGGATGAGAAAGCCTGCCACGACAGTTGTCGTAAGTATCGCCGTACACGCAGAAACAGACTGCGTTACCGTAAACCGCGTTTCGATAACCGCAAGCGCAGCGAGGGTTGGCTTGCTCCTTCTTTGAGGCATAAGAAAGAACTCAATGTCAACGTTGTCAAGATGTATTGTGCAGTAATGCCCATTACTCATGCAACGGTTGAGGTTGGCTCTTTCGATACGATGCTTGTAAAAGCAATTCAGGAGGGAAAAGCCATTCCGGAAGGAGCGGACTACCAGAAAGGCCCGCGCTACAATTTGGCAACCTTGCGGGAAGCGGTATTTTACCGCGATAACTATGTCTGTAAGGTTTGCGGGCGTAAAGCTACCGAAGGTGCGATTTTACACGTGCATCACATGTTTTATTGGAAAGGTCGCCATGGCAATAGTCTCAGCGAGCTTATAACAGTATGCGAGAAGTGCCATACGCCTGCCAATCACCAAAAAAGCGGTAAGCTTTATGGCTTCGGAGAAAATGTAAAGTTTGCCGACCTTTCCGGTGCGGCTTTTATGAACACCGTTAGGTGGCAAATTGTCAATGAACTCTATGCTGCTTTTGGAAAAGATTTTGTCACCGTCACTTATGGCGCAATGACAAAAGAAAAGCGTATCGCGCTTCATCTTGAAAAGAGTCATAATAATGATGCGTATGCAATGGGGAATTGTCACCCGGCACACCGTTGCGAGTTTGGACATTACCAAAAACGATGCAGAAACAATCGTGTGCTGGAAAAATTCTATGATGCCACTTATATCGACACCCGCACCGGTAACAAAGCAAAAGGTAAAGAACTTTTTAACGGCAGAATTAGCCGTAATCACAAAAAGGATTCTGAAGACCTGCACAAGTACCGCAGCAAAAAGGTGTCGAAGGGGCGTCGCTCTATAAGAAGACAGCGCTATGCAATTCAGCCATACGACACTGTGCGTCTCGAAAGTAAAACATACATTACAAGCGGGTGCCATAATAAAGGCACAAGACTTTTGATTCCTGCTAATGGGAAGAGTAAGTCCGTAGCAATTTCCAAAGTTCAAGTTGTTTGCCATGCGGGAGCATGGATACAAATCATTTAAATGTTGAAAGGAGGTAAGCAGGAAATGCTGTATCTTAGTCTTTTCTAAGAAACGCATTCCTCCCCACCTAAGCCTTACGGCTATAGATAGGGTGTCCTGCTCCATAATTATGAAGCACAAAATCTCAGAGACCGGCATTCGAATGCTCAAATTTCAAGAGCAGCTTGCCGACGAATACAAGTACAAGCCCATCCCACGTACCTTTTTCAAGGATGTGCGGGCAGAATTTGAAGAAACTTTGCCGGAATGGTGCAATATGTCCGGCGATACGACCAAACTCGAAACCAGAAGCGGAACGGTCATTGCCAGCGGGTATAACCGAATCGTGATTGGCGACTACGGCGCATTCGTCGAGTTTTCGCGTGCCCAAGCAAATGCACGTCATTTGAAAATCAAAGAGGGGCAGAGCTATCGTATCGAAGACCCGCGCTATGCCGAACATGTGAAATATCTTTGGCTCACGGCGGACGATGACTCAGACGTGAAAGTATACGACCAAAAACGCTCGGTTGAGTACGCTGACTACAAGCCGGGGATGCTGTATGTCAGCGTGTACGAGGTGTTTCCAGCGGAAACTGATGCCGGATTATCATGACGAGCACTGTGCTTTCGACAGCAAGCCAATCAAGCGTACACAGTGGGTGCGTTTTCTTGGGAAGGACTAACCATAGGGGCAGGAAGATTCCATTGCCGACCTGTACGCGAAAAGTGGCGCTGTGGTTTCCATGGTAGGTTCGGCTAAAGATTTGCTGACTTTCCTGCAATCTGCCGGAACCACAAGGCATTTTTGATGCGTTAGCCCCAACCACTATATATAGTGGTATCTTAATGTTTGTTTACAATTTAGACACTATATATTCTGTCTTTTCATTGACCGGATACCACATATATGGTATAATACAATTGTTCTCAGGAAGAGGAACGGCTCCTGAGACATCAAGGTTTTCCTTTCCCCAATCTTGGTCGCATGGCTTCATTTGAGCTGACACAGGTGAAGCGTGAAAATCATCCGTTTCATAGTAATATCCTTCCTTTCATACCTCTTTATTTCCCATTTGGCGCGGGTAACTCCGCGCCAGCCGTCCAAGCAAACAGCCTCCACGCGGCGGACGGTGGGCAACAGATGTTTCCGTGTTCCGGGCATCTGGCTAATGTTTGTATTTGCTGGTTTAGCTCAGCTGGTAGAGCAACTGATTTGTAATCAGTCGGTCATCGGTTCAAGTCCGATTTCCAGCTCCAGACGCTATCCGTTGGATGTATCGAAGTCACATGATACGATGCTATACACAACATCTGGCGGACAGCATGCCACCCATTAAGGCGGCCTCCTCGTGGCGGGTGGCGGACAGCGGCTCTTGCGGCTGCTGACGAATGTCTTAGAAGCATGCAAACGTACGAGCATCCCCGTCAAGTCGGGGCGCATCCAGACGCGACACAGCCGTAAAGGCGAGATTGCTGCACGGCAACTGGTAAGTTTCGCCGCAGTCTCACACACAGCCCAACGACAACCGTTAACCCGATTTGACAGGGAATCAACGACAGGGCTCAAAATTTGAAGTTGACCAACACCCAAGCGCTTTCTTGGATTCTCGCGTATCGTCAACGATGAGGTTCGCAAGATTGTCAGGTGGTGTGAAGATGACATCCGGGGATGACGACCTACTAAACGGATGTCATGGCGGGGCTAAGTGAGGGTTCACCCGCAATCTTATGCAGGTATCGTATAACGGCTAATACTCCGCCCCTCCAAGGCGGAGACGCGGGTTCGACCCCCGCTACTTGCTCCACACGTCGCAGTCACCGTACGCCACGACGTTAAACTTGGTGAGCATGGTCCACTTGTGGCCCGCAGTCCGAATGTCGATGAGACAGCCTCAAAAATAATAGACAAACAGGTGCTGTGCCTGAAAGTATTCGAAAGTCCCGGTGTTAGTCGCGAATAAGACCGGAAAACGGTGAAGAGGGTACAATACAGAATCTATCGGCGTGGCTGCCGAATGGTGCTGGATGCGAGTTGGCTTCTCGCTCAAGGGGTGACCAGCATAAAACACCCTATCGTGCTCGATTAGCTCAGTTGGTAGAGCAGCGCATTCGTAACGCGCAGGTCGGCAGTTCGAACCTGCCATCAAGCCCCATCACCAAATTAAGCGATAATAGGAAGGAGATGAATTCTATGGAACAGGCAATTATCAATGTTGAAGGTACGACTACCATAGAAACCGCTGCAGCAGCAAAAAAGCTGATTGAAATGTTTGGCAACCGGAACATCCGCGCCATCGCTGTCAACCGTGTAAACGACAAGAGCGACGAGGTCATTGTTGAGCTCGATTTCGTACCGGGTTTGGCACCGCATCTGCACGGCTTCACGCTTCAGGTTAATGGCTTGACATGTGGTTATGCTGGTACTGGTCCTTCCAATCTGTATGAAGTCCTGCAGGCGGCTGGCGTGAGTGAAGCTCAGGTAGCACGCGAGGACATCACTCAGAAGAGCACAAAAACCATTCCTCTGCGCCTGGAACGCGCCGTGACTCAGTACGGCGACTTCCAGTTTGCGTAACGCTATTTGGCGGGCTTGACCCGCCATCATGGAGGGATAGCTTAGCTGGATAAAGCACCTGCCGCAAAGCAGGGTATCGATGGTTCGAGGCCATCTCCCTTCTCCATCCAGACACCCTTTCGCTTCCTTTCGCCAAAGGTATCTGGGGTATTGTACTGCATTGCGTGTAGTACGGCCAATCAGGCGCGGAACTCCGAAACCATACCACGAAGAATTTTATCCTCTCCGCGCAGCATGGACATGCGATTTTACGGGGATAAATTCAAACCGAAATTGTGTCGAGTGGCGAAGACGGTTGCGACACTGGCGAAGCACATATCTGCTTCGTCAACCATCCATGAGAAAGCCTCCACGCGGCGGATGGTGGGCAACGCAGCAAAGCTGCGGCTGATTTCTTTCAAACCGGTATCTGAATAATTGCAGATAAATAGACGAAAAAATCAAAAAAGCAAAGGAGTACACAACATGAGTAATCAGAAAATCATCAAAGCAATCGCAGGGATTGCAGCAGCCGGTATGATGGCAACTTGTCTGCCTGTCGCAGCATTCGCAGCCACCGGCGACACCTATCATTTCTCTTTCAGCAACGGTTCTTCCCAAGACCTGGCTCCGGGCGGCTCTATGACGTTCCCGGCAAGCCAGTATGACTACGGTTACTGGATTACCCTGCAGGGCCACGGCGGCTACACCTACAACTACTATCCCGGCGACACTCTGCCGTACGATGCAGTTGACCAGTGGTTCACCGCTGACGGCATCACTTCCTGCTATGCGGCCGAAGGTAATCCGCGTTCCATCACCATCAACTATCAGATTGACGGCAACACTGTGCTGACCGAAACTGACACCGCCACTTTCCCCGGCAGCGTTGATGGTCAGAGCGTTGAAGCCTGGACCACGGATTCCGGTGATACTTACACCGCATCCAGCAAGAGCCTGAACCATGACCGCCTGTTCTACTTCCTGGGCGACGACATCCACGACAACGTCCTGACCCTGAAAGCCACTTCTGCATCCACTCCCGATGACGGCAAGGATGACAACAAGGGCGATGACAAGGGCGATGTCACCAACCCCGACGATAAGGGCGACAACAAGGGCGACAGCGGCACCACCACTCCCGATGACAAGGGCGATGTCACCAACCCCGACGATAAGGGCGACAACAAGGGCAACGGTACTACCACCACTACTCCGACCGCTCCTCGCAAGAACGTTGAAGTCTCTGAGCACGGTGAAATTGCCGCCGCTATTGCCAATGGCACCTGGGGCAATGAGTACACCGTCTGCACCAGCTGTGGCTATCACAACTGGACCCGCAAGGGTAACGTTTACGTCTGTGACCATTGTGGTCACGAAGTTCTGACTGTCAAGGGCGCTGATGGCGTCAAGGGTTATGCTGGCACTCTGGCTGGCAACGAGCCCCAGTACGCTTCTACCTCTGAAGCTCAGGCTGCTGCTGAAAAGCGTGAAGCCGCTTATGCCGCTTCCATCGCTGCTTTGCAGGCACAGGTTGCCGCTCGTGAAGCTGCTTATGCTGCTTCCCTGGGCATCCACTAATTTGCCATCCTCTAACTAACGGTAATCGATGGTTTTTTCTCCTTGCTGTGGGGCGGGATTTCGGTCCCGCCCCATCCTTTTATGGTCAGATGTCCGAGTGGTTTAAGGAACTGGTCTTGAAAACCAGCGGCGCCGCAAACGTCCGTGGGTTCGAATCCCACTCTGACCGCCAAATTTTTGCCGGGGTTTCCCGGCTTTTTGTTTTTGTGAGCAACACAAGGCAACAGATTGCTATATCGAATAGTGTTATGTATACTAGAGAAAAAGCAGATTAAGAGGAAACGCCATGACAAAACAGTCTGACATTGAGATGGTTGCCAAAGCCAGAGCTTGGGCTGTTAAGGCTCATGCCGGGCAAAAAGACAAGGCTGGGAAGGACTACTTCAAAGCGCACGTTACGGTTGTAGCAGAAGGCGTAAAAGGTGACCCAATAGCCGAGGCTGTGGCATTTCTGCATGATACGGTCGAAGATACGTCCGTCACAATAGAAGACATCAGAACGGGGTTTCCAAAAGAGGTTGCCGACGCTGTGAGTGCGTTGACCCATAGCAAGGGTATATCGTATGCTGAATATCTTTGGCATATTCAGCAAAATTCTATTGCTGCCAAAGTAAAGCTCTCGGACCTGCGCAGCAATATGGACTTAACCAGGCTCCCTCACACTCCAACTGAAAGGGACTTGGAAAGCACCAGAAAATACAAGCGGGCATATACGATACTGTCATCGAGAGAAGGTATAAGCGCAGTTAATCCGTATGCACTGTACGACTACTTGCTGGCAAACAACTGGAGCGTCAAAAGGAAAAGCACGAGGACTCCCGTTCTGGAAACAACGGATGGTTCTGCTGAAATCAACGCGCCCATCGACCTGGCTTTGGCTGACTACGAGTCCAGAATGGCTAACGCTTTAGGCGTACTGTGCTCGTATGAGGACGTATTGCTCTCGAATGTGATAGTGCGGATTGTGGCTTGGAAGCCAGACAAACAATAAGCGTGGGCCTGCTATTATTTTTATGAAAAGCCTTGACTTTGTATTCTACACATTGTATAATATAGACACTGAATTTGATGAAAGGAAAATTGCACGATGTTTGCTGCTATGATGAACAAACAGAATAAATTGCAAAAGCTGTGGAGCAATTGGAATCTCTTCGGCTGTTTTGTGTTGTCTGTTTGTGCAAATCATAGTGCAGTGATGGTTGAATAAAATCATCCAAGTATCGGTTGTTTTCCATACTCTGCACGATATGAGCACCTGTCAGACGCACAACGCCTGATGGGTGCTTTTTTGATGCAGAAAATCAGAATCAGGTCACTCTAATGCCGCTGGAGTGAATTCCAGCCAGGCTTATTAAAGTGTATGCTATTATACATAATGTATATTCGAGGATTCGCCAAACGGTAAGGCATCAGGCTTTCACCCTGACAACGGTTGTTCGACTCGACCATTCTCGGCCAACGCTCACTTTCATGCGCATCGGAAGTGAGATTCCTCAAAGCTGTGTTCCCATAAGCAAGGCACGGAAGATGCGCGACAAGTGCTCGTAACTCAATCGGTAGAGTACCCGACTTTTAATCGGGGTGTTCGGGATTCGATTTCCCGCGAGCGCACCATGCCCGGAAGAGCATTATCTGCCACTTTTGTGGGTGTATAGCTCAGTAGGCAGAGCGGCGGACCGTTAATCCGTTTGTCGCAGGTTCAAATCCTGCTACGCCCGCCATAAGCTCCTCTGGTGAAATTGGCAGACACAGTGCGCTCAAACCGCACCGTTTTGAGGGTTCGAATCCCTCGGGGAGTACCATGTCCGGCAGTACAACAACTGCCATTTATGGGTTGTTAGCTCAGCTGGTAGAGCAACGGACCGTTAATCCGTGGGCCGCAGGTTCAAACCCTGTACAACCCGCCATATGCTCCAGTGGCGAAACTGGCAAACGCGGCGGCTTTAAGTCCCGTTTTACTCTGGGTTCGACTCCCAGCTGGAGTATCTATATAGGGGTGTAGCTCAAGTGGTAGAGCAGCGGTCTCCAAAACCGCGTGTTGCATGTTCGAGTCGTGTTACCCCTGCCACAATAAGAAAAGCCGTCCTCACATAAGAGGCGGCTTTTTGTTTTGGAGAGTATACAGACCAAAAAACTAAACCACAAGTTGATTGCGAACTTGCGAAAACATGGTATAATAATATCAGAACGAAACGAAAGGAGATACCCCAAAATGCTGTGCAACACTGTTAATGTCATGTCGTATGAGTATAGTTACGAATATTCTGAGTTCATGTCCTTTGAACACAGTTTTATTTCTCATACTCCTCGACAGGCAAAAACAGACCATGTACAGATGCGGTGCGTCTTCTAAGCGATAACTGCATGTCATAGCTGCTTGTCGAGATTTCGGCAGGCAGCTTTTTTGTTGCCTGCAATACAGAAAGGCAGCAAGAAAAATGAACGTTCCTACTATTGATATTCAGAAAACTGGTGCCAACATTAAGACACTGCGAAAGGCAGCAGGCATAAAGGTGAAGGATGTGGCAGACATGCTCGGTGTGTCTCCGCAGGCAGTTGCCAAATGGCAAGCCGGAACAGCACTCCCCACCATCGACAACCTTGTGATATTGGCAGCGATGCTGGATACCAAGATAGATGACATCTTAGTCATCGCATAATCCCCGCCGCAGGATTGCGGCTATATATGGCCCGTTGGACGAATTGGTAGAGTTGCCGCCCTTTCACGGCGGAGGTTATTGTGGGTTCGAAACCCACACGGGTCACCATGCTTCTGTAGCTCAGTTGGTAGAGCAGCGGTCTGAAGAACCGCGTGTCGCTGGTTCGATTCCAGCCGGGAGCACCATATGTGTCGGTATGCAAGAGGTTAAAGCAGGCGGTCTGTAAAACCGCTCCGTTTCGGTTCGCTGGTTCGAATCCAGCCCGGCACACCATAAGGCCCCTTCGACAAGTTGGTCCAAGTCGCCAGCCTCTCAAGCTGGAGTCGGCAGTTCGAGTCTGCCAGGGGTCACTACGTCGCACCTACGTTAAAAGGTGCATTATGCAGAGGTCGCCTAACGGTAGGGCAGCAGCTTGCTAAGCTGCCGTCGCGGAAATCGCGGCATGTGAGTTCGAATCTCACCCTCTGCGCCATCTGCTTGCTTGTTCGAGTGGTTGATGAAATCGGTCCAGAAAACCGACGATGGGAGACTGTCCGAAGGTTCGAATCCTTCAGCAAGCGCCACTGCCCTCATTCTGTGCGGTATCCGTGCAGGTGAGGGCTTTTTCTTTTGCTTTTCGCTTCGAATTTCGGACTCGAATGGCGTTAATGGTCGGATATTCTTGATTATACATGCCTTTGCTGTATGGCAAATAGCTCCAAACAGTATTGGTTTTTACACCCAATTCTTCTGCAATTTCAGGAACTGACATACCGTTCGCACGCAGCTTCCCGATTTTTTCTGATGTTTCATCTGACCATGCCCCGGCCGTAATCAGTATTTTGCGCACTTTCTGCAATGAGATGCCTGCACGTTTGGCAATGGTTCTTCTAGGTATACCTTGCTCATGGAGCCGGAGAACCGTCTGTATTGTCGCGTCCATCTTGTCAGTACCTCGCCGTTATCGATTTTTGTATTGCCCTAATTGTTGTACTTTAATCATACAGCAAAGCAACAAAATTGTCCAGGAAGCAAAAGTGCCTTCATTTGCCACTGATTCATCTATGAAATTTGAAGGCAGAGTACCCCGTCTATAGCCGTTGGGCTTAGGCGGGGGAGAATGTCAATTGCAAAAGAATGTGTATAAACTGTTACCATTTAGCGCTTTCCGTTGTGAGAAATTGCGAATCGCGGTATAATGAAAGTGTAGAAAATGAAAGGATTTTTACCGTATGTACATTGATTTCACGAGCAAGCAGTACTCTTTCATCCTGCACGCTCTTGCCATCATGATAACGTTTTATAGCAACGATTTTTCCTCTATCTGCAAAGAGGTTGGAGAGGCTTATGGAACAAGCGAGGCAGACATTGCAAGTGCTTGTGCTACTCTGACGGCTATCAACGTAACGGCTCCTGTTAAAAGCTATTCCGACAAGTGCAGCGAAATACTGGAAGATATGCTGCATCATGCACGGGAACTGCCGGAAAAGGATGCTCCGTATAAATACAGTATCGGCTTAGATACTCCTTCCTGGAAAGTCGTTGCCAATGCGTTGGATACATACTCTCGCATTCTAATGGGTCAATTTGGTGTCATTTATGAAGCCCTCGATATTTCTGGTAACGATGAACAGCACTTTCAGGCGTATCATGATGCACGCTGGAATGGGGTGGGGGTCCTCGAAGCCCGTGACCTTCTGATTCCACAGCTCAAAAAGATAAGGCTTGGTTGGAATGGGAACTTTGGTATTTCAAATTCAGGACTTGCCTACAACAGCAAACTGGCATACGAGATTCTTAAAACCATTCGATATGCGACAGAGAAACGAGATAGCTCCGTTCTGAAAGTGACAAAAGAGCCGCTGCCGCATGTCGATGGTTCTTTCCAAATCAAAGCACTGTGAACAAGATTGGAGGTTTTCCGGGGTGGGCGACCACATCATTTCTTTCTTAGATATCTGCGCAATGCGCGGTCAGCTGGTTTTGGCAAAGGCACCGTCCATCCCGGCTATCAATAACAAAACTGTGTATTGTACCGGCGCTCACAAACACGGAGAGGACCGCTGCATTGTCCTTGACGGCGAGGAGTACAGCCAGATTCTTTTTGTTAACGGAACAATAAAACTGTATTGGCAGTGAGGTATCATTGTGGACAATATCATTGTGAACAGCGCTCTTTGGTATGCCGAGCAGAGCAGTCAGTTTCTTTTGAATTCTGGGGCCAACAAGCTGCTGGATAAGGGCTATGACTATTATGTGAAAGAATTTATTCCGCTTGGGCACCGCCTTATCCAAAACGGTCAGATTGCCGCCGATGCGATGGATGGGGAACTTGCCGCACAATTTTCGATGGCATACGTCGCAAACTATTGGCGTGCAGCAAAAACCGTGTACAATTTCGCTCCGGAATTTCTCAGAACATTAGCCGAGACTGAGGACGCACCGATTTATTCCGATATCATGATGCGGCTGCCATACAGAGATTTTGTCATGAATCTGCCCACTGGCTCTCATCATGATGCGATGTTCGTACACATTGAATTCGATGCTTCCCACGGGCCAAATGATGTGGATACGCTCTTCCTGATTGTTCCTTTTAAGGCGAACCCGAATGTCGATAACATCGAACTTTGCCAGTGCATGCAGTGGTGTCTCAACGGCAAAAAGCTGATTGAATCTTATCGGCGCAACAATGATGCTCGCGAGCAGGCATTTCAGAACGGAACTGATTCTGCAACTGTCAATGACGCCACGGTTTCAAACGTACCAGGTGCCGTTCTCAGCGAGGAAGAGCTGCAAAAGCAGCGAGAATTCAACGCCGGTATTGAGCCGTATCTTCGTATCGCGGTCTCTGCCGCTTATTATCTTGCATCAAAAAACGCAGAAATCAAAGAGGTAAAAATCCCGAAAGAGAAGCGGCCCGTCCTTGTTTCCAAACCCGGTGCTACTCCTAAAAAAGTAAATGTCAAAACTTACAATGTGGGCTTTGTAATCGGCAAGAGCTTTGAAATGCAGCTGGTTTCCGGTGCAGAATATCAGAAATCCACAGCAACTGGCACAGGCCGTACGGTCAGACCACATGTCCGCCGTGCTCATTGGCACCACTACTGGGTTGGAGAAGGTCGAACTCGCTTAGAAGTCCGCTGGATTGAGCCAACTTTTGTGCTGCCGGAAGGGAAACGTGAGATAAAAATTGCAACAGTAAGACGCGTCATGGGCACTTAAAGGAGATTCATATGAAAGCAAACTACAAAGTAATCGCAAACAAGCAGAAAATTCTTGAAAAAGAAATTGAAAATTTCGAGCCAACATCAACAATGTCAGTGCTTCTGATGCGCTACAGCATCATACAAGGGCTACTCCAGGTTAAACTGAACGAAAAAGACGCGAATGGTAGCCCTAACATCAGCCCTTCCGATATGGCATACGATATGACTACATTTTTTAGCGATGCCGTCAATACTGCGGCCGATGATTTCACAGATGATGATGACGACCGCACAATAAAATTTGATGGCACCGTTGATGAATTCCGGCAAGAACTTGCCAATCGCGTCTTAATAACACTCAGTTTGGCGTTTGAACATGAATTCATAAATTTTACAGAGCAAACCGGGATTTCCCGCGCACAGTATGAAATTCTTGCGGCTGAATATATTGCTCATGCGGAAGACGATGGCAGTAAAGTATCCGAAATGTTCAAAGGCGACAGCTCTGAAAAGCACAAGTCTAAGGGTTGGACCAGCGCCACACCACAAAACAGACGAAGCTAAAAAAGCCACTTGCACGAATGTGCGAACCGCCTAAAATAATAATTGCATAACAGATACCATCACTTACCTCCTAACTGAACATTAACAATCTGTCATGCTTGTAAGCAGACTCTCTTTTGAGGGCCTGCTTCTTTTTTTGTATGTATTGATTAGAAACAAAATTATTTTAGAAAGGATGAATACCATGACGAATACCAAAAACAGCTTCACCAGGTTCGCAGCTGCCGCAAAAGATTGCTTCTATGTGAACTCTTTTCGAGCAGACTTAGTTCAGTGCGACAGGGCCTTGAAAATGGACGGTGAAATGCGCGTCGAAGCGGAATGCTGGATGAACATTTTGGATGCCCTGGACGATAACGACATCAAGATGTATGTCGATAACGAATACCGTCCCGGACTTTTGAACCCGTTCCATAAATGGTAACGTTCCCAAAAAAACAAATGAATCACAACCCATTACTCATGCGGTAGGGCAGCATTGCTGTTCTGCCGCTATTTTTGTTTTTGATGTCGGTTACGTTATCGGGAAAAGCTTTGAGCAGCAAATGCGTTCTGCTAATGCAACCTGTGCCGAAAGCTTTTCCCATTGTGGCAGCAGTCACAGCGTTCGCCCTTATGTGCGCCGCGCTCACTGGCATCATTACTGGGTCGGGGAAGGCCGCACAAGACTCGGAGTCCGTTGGATTGAACCGGCCTTGGTTCTTACCAACAGCAAAAACGAAGCCGATGCGGCTATTGTAAGAAACGTGAAAGGAGCATGACAATGCTTAATCCAAATATCAATAATGCTCTCGAAACCAATTCAAGCAAAGCGGTGCTTCTCAGCATCAAAAAGCAATGGCTTGAAAAGATTCTGAGCGGAGAAAAGACCATTGAGGTCCGAAAAACCATGCCGTGGGAAATCAGCTATCCTTTTGTGGTGTTTTGCTACGAGACAAAAGCTGATGGTGGTGCCGGAAAAGTAACTGCTGCATTTGTTTGCCGAGACATCGATACGCTCGACTGTCTGCGTGAACTCCCGGCATATGCTATTGGCACAAAAGTAACCGAAAAGACCGCTCGATTCGTCAAGGATAGCTGCCTTACCGCAAACGAGCTGATTGCATACGGCAATAAGTCTGGCACTCTATATGGTTGGAACGTCTCTGACATCCAATCTATGGATATGTCACTGCGAGAGCTTGGCGTTAAGCGAGCACCACAGTCCTGGATGTATCTGCAAGTTCCCAACGACAAGACGTTCTGAACGATGCCTGTTGGGCTGTCTGCGTGTGCGGACCAAGCAAAACATCTACTGCACGATAGAATAAATCGTGCAAACAAAGCAGACTCTCGATTCTTGAGGGCCTGCTATTTTTTCTATTTCAGGAGGAAACATCAATGATTCTTTATCATATCATGGCAGACACCGGATGCCTGCCGGACGATGTTGTTCCGCAGATACCAACGAATCGGATGAAAGGGGAGGACCAGGAAATTCCAAGAATTTGTCTTGGGCATACCCTTGACGACTGCCTGACCAGCATCGGCATTGCGCATTTTGTCTCAAAATTCCTGCTCGCTGAGCTGCGTCAGAACAAAAAATACTCCAAGGACATGCCGTTACCGTTCATTGTCCGAATGTACAACATCAAGGACGAAGACCCGAATCTCTTGACCGAGGAAGAAACACAGAAATATGTGGCGGATTCTGTCGTGACCAGTGAATGCTGGCTCACAAGATACGAGAAACCCGTCAAAATCCAGAAACTTTGGCTTGTGGGCGGCGAAGTGGTGCTTTGGCCCTATATCGTTGACGGCGTTGTATACAATTACCCAATCGTCCGTAACTCAATTTGGGCAGACAGCAAAACCTTGCCGGACCCGGAATTTCAGAATCAAATCATGGATATCACTCAGAAATGGCTTAACGAAGCCTGAAAAAGAAGCACATCAAAAGCTCTTGCACATCCTTGCGAATTCCATAGTATTAAAGTTGTACGACAGATAACATCTACTTTGCACACCGCGTGCTCGTACAATTCATAATTCTGTTCTCATTCAAGGCAGACTCATCTTCATGATGGGCCTGCCTTTTTTTGTTTACAGAAAAAGGAGGAATTCAAAACAAACCACAAATCTCAAATCACAATCTTCCGCTACAAGGAAAAGACACAAAAAAGGAGTCACAAAATGAAAGTCGAAAAGAATAATAACAGCATTTTTCGGAACAAGCATGTCCTGGTTGTCGTCGCGGTGATGTGTATTTTTACCATCATCGCCTGCATGGGTTTTATGCTTTCTGTTCCTGCACACGCAGAGGAAAACATAGCTCCCAAAACCGAACCTATCGCTTTTTCCACTCCCATTGAAACGGTGAATGAGCTCGATAAAGCGTTCCCGATAACGGAAACTTCCGAAGAAGCGCAGGAGGAAATTATAACTGCTGAGGTCGAATCTTCCGATGCTGCAGAACCGGAACCACGGATTGAGACCGCAGAAGCAGCCATCGAAGAAGCCAAACCGAAACCCGAAACAATCCCAGATAATCTCAACGACAATGAGCTTGAAATCTACACAGCTCTGCGGTCCGCTGGCCTTTCAAAGGCCGGTACTGCCGCAGTGATGGGCTGCATGTCGATGGAAAGCGGTCTTAAAGCCTCGGCCGAAAACCCTTCGGATGGCGGCTATGGACTCCTGCAATGGACTTATAGCCGAAAGACAGACCTTTTCAACTGGTGTTATGGCAATGGCTATGACCCCAACACCGTTACGGGACAGGTGATGTTCTTCGTGTATGAGCTCAATAGCACATACAGCAAGGCCGCCAAATACTCGTATCCGGTGTACGAAACTCTTACTACAAGCGACAGCCTGGAAGATTGCCTTTCGATGTTCTTCTCCCATATGGAAGCAGGAACCAACGTGATAATCTCTTCCCGCAAAGTCTATGCAGGAGGGCTGACCACGTTAGACCTGTACCGCAAACGCTTAACTGCCGCTTACAAATACTTCATTTGAATTAGGAGGAAGTCACAATGAAAGCAACCGTTTATCTGTCCCGAAAACTCTTGAACCAGTTAAAGGTAAAAGAAACCGAAAGCAAAGACCTTATGCTAACCCATAACCTACACAACATCATCATCAACGGTAAGCGTGTTGGCTGCTCTGGCCACATTCAGAACGTTCTCAACAATAAGTGCGTTTACGTCAGCACTGAAAAGAGTTGCTATCAGCCCTTGTCTGACAAGAACCTGGTTCGCTATGCCGCCAGTATGAAAGATTACTCCTCTGTATCGCTCGGCGCAAAAGGACGTAATCAGTTCGTGACCAATGATGAGTTGGTTGGAAAAATCATTGATATGCTCCGATAAGGGCATAAACAGAAAGAGAAAAAGCTCATGAAAACCGGCATCAAAAGTCAGATAGTAATAGTATCTGCTGTGGCAGCTGTTCTGCTCATTGTTATGAGCGTCTGTGCAATTGCGGAGAGCATTACCTTTGAGAAGGTTGCTGCTCTCGCTGCAAGCGCACTTGCCTTGAACAAATGCTGCGGCATCCTGTTAAACTAAGGAGAAAAAATCATGAAGAATAAATACAAAGTTGTTGCCTTGGTTCCTTTGGAGTTCTCTGTTGAGGGAAGCTCCGATTCCAAAGCGGCAATCGAATCCGTCAAAAACATTTTCGAAGCGTGTCGGAATGATAACGACTGCGCGGACATCGTTTTTGATGGCATCGAAGAGTCACTTCGTCACGACAGTATCGAGTACAAAGTTGAAGCCGCCCAGCCTGAACCTGAGGTGAAGGCAAATTCCGATATCCGTTCTGTTGCCTCCGATATCTGCGACGTCTTCGAGAACTATCTCGACGAAAACGGTGTCTATATTGTGTGTGACGATGCAGACGAAGAGCAAGACCGAAAAGCAAACGAAAGCGGCGCGATGTTGTATGGCATGGAATATTGGCATCTTGTCGAAGATGTCGAGTTCCGTGTGAATCATATAAATGCACAATACAAGCTGTTCACCGTCTTTGATATTATGGAGGCATTTGATAAACTTCTCATTTCCAAAAAGCTTGGTGACTTTGTACCGAGCGGCGAAAATCGTTACCGTTTGTATGCAAAAATCCTGAGCTGTCTGCGTTCTATCAGGGAGAAATTGTAATGAAAGGCTGGAACAGTTCTAAGCACCCCATTCTCACCGCAAACCAGATGCCTGCGCCGATTCATTGGAACCCAATGAACGAGGATTGGAAAATGCGGCTTACCAAAAGCCAGATTTACAACACCTCTTCTGGTTTCGATACTCAAACGCTCGATGCTATGAAGAAGCTGCATGACAAAATCCTCACATTTGGCGGGGATGAAGTCTGCATGACGGAATTTGACGAAGACGCCCCAAAAATCCTCAAACGCGGCCGGTTCTTTTATGGCAGCAGCTATATGAGGAAAGGCCAGGATTGCCAGTGCCATTACAATTCTGCACGGCTTTGGTATAAAAACAAAGACCGGTGCTTTATTGCAACGGGCTATGCTCTTTCCGAAGACGGGCTCTGGCGCTGTCATTCCTGGGTCGTTCAGCCAATGGCACGCACCGTTCGCGTGTGGGAAACCACCGTCAAGCGTGTTGCCTATTTCGGCGTGGTTTTGACCAGCGAGGAATGCGAAGACTTTGTCGAGAACAACACATAACAATTGGGGAGGTTACCCAACATGGGTGAACAACTACATTTCAGTATGGATGGTGAGTTCCTCACCGCCATTGCACGTGACTGGTTCTGGAATATGGACAAGCCGTATAAAAAGTGTGAGGAGCTGCTGCTCTCCTGCATGATGGGTGGCAACGAGGAAGAAAAAAGGCATGTTTGCCAGGACATTATCGAAGGCCGGAAAAGACTTGTTGGTGTCAATGAGTTTGAACTTGTCGATGACAATGTTCATGTTCGTTCCCTCGGGCAGAAGGTTGAGGAGCTTCAACACAGGATGCTGGTCAATCAAATTCGTGAGGATATGATTGCACATCCGCTCAATTATGTTGACCGCTTTGCTATGACTGATAGCTATGAAACGCTCTGCACCAATGCAAAACATCATTATATCGATTGCAGCTATGACGGTATCAAGTGCTTCCTCTATGGGAAAACGGGTTATTCTGATGCATTCAACAACGGTGCATGGCTTTTTACCCACCCAGACCTTGTTGCAGAATTCAATGGCGAACCGCTTCCTGAGCAGGAATCCAACCCGGAATTCTACAAAACCGATTTTTGGACCAAGCTTGCCTCTTGGATTGAAGCAAACATGAAAGGCACATCCGTTGAACGCCGTCAGCGACTGTACAACAGCTATATCAGTGATAGACCCATTCAGCATCAGCTGACCGAATATGGTCTGATTGCTCCCGATGGCACCTGGTATGCCTGCGAGTTTGGCGAGCACGCTGCCCTGGCTGGCCGCATCATCATGCGCAATCGAGAAGCGTTTGGTCTTTTTGACCATGAAGTTCTCAATATGGCGTATGACTGGAGCGGCAAGGGTCTCGATTTCCTATATAAACGCGGTTGGATTGCCATTCGTAATCCTTCGATGGGCAATACATTCCTCGATATGGATGAGACCAAAACCGCAACAAAAGCTCAAGTAAATACCATTTTTGACTATATTTCTAAATTCAACCGCTATGACATGAATGTTTCCAAGGTCATGGCTGACTAAAAAAGGAGATTTTTATTATGACTTCCAATATGACTATGACCGCTATTTCCATCTGTAATTTTCTGAAACTCATCGTGAAAAGCACGGTTGAGCATTACACCGAGGATTTCAAGCTGGACATAAAGATTTTTAAGCGCTATGCAAAAGAAGCGCAGGAAACTGGAAAGCCCGTATCGATGCTCTGGTTCTGCCGCTCTTGTGGAACGTATCTCTGCCCTGAGGAAGATGCGTACAAGAAAGATACTCCCATGTTCATCACGTTCAAATACTATGATGAGCAGGAAGAGGAAGAAGCCCGGACCATTAAGGCTTTTCTGGTCACTGTGACAGGGATGGAAGGACAAAAGCCAGTTGGCTATATCACTCCCATCAACTATGCGGATGAATGTGACCGCATTCGCCGTTACGCAGTACCTGCCGAAAAGGTCGAGCTTGTCTATGATAAAGGTTCCCTTGTCCAGAACAATGGCAACTATACGATTCTGAAGCATCCCAAGCTTGGTACACTTCAGAAAACGAAATTCTTGGCCGATGACCCTGACGCGCTTGATTATGCGCTGCATATGGCTCGCAATGAGAGAAAGGCAGGGTGACAGCCATGAAAACGATGGTTACATTGACTCACGAAGAAGCCCAAAGCTATTTGGCGTACGCTCTGATTTGCGAAACGATGGAAGGAGCCTTTTGGAATTCCGGACGCCGTCGTAGACTATACAGCAAGACGTTTACCGAAGCCGAACAGAGGCAGATTCCCCGCATCAAAGCCACTGCTCACAAATGGTGTTTGGTTACTGGTGTTCCTGAAAAGGTACGCATGAGGTACAGCACCTATTTGCTGTGGCAGAAACTCGCGATGTTCTGCGCTGAAATTTAATTTTTCATTACCGTTGCCCATTTGGGTGGCGGTTTTTTGTTGCGGATTTATGCGAACGGCCTATAATCAAAAATGTACGATAGATAACAGTTATCGAAAAGGCACCCTGCCATTCGCACACTTAACAATGCGCTTTAGGCGAACTTCCCGTTTGGGTGGTTCGCCTTTTTGCGTATAAAAGAAAGGAAATAATTAAAATGAATGAGTACGAAGCAACAATACAAATCAACCCAACCGACGATATCAAGTTCATACTTGAGGAGCCCGGCTGCTATGAGTCTGAAATTGAAATGATGAAGGCCGGTGGCACCTATGATGCGTTTGTCAAGCGTGTCTATGATGCCATCGACTGGTCTCATCTGTTTGAGCGTATTGCTCAGATGGAAAACGAAGCCATCACGACAGCTATCGACAAATTGTCTGATAGCATAATTTGATTGTTAGGAGGTAAATACTATGTACATTCTCATTAAAAACCAGGAAGGCGAAAGCATGAACTTGCTTTCCCAGAATACCGATTTCAACGCTCTACTGACAGCCATGAAAACTGACATTGAGGCAGAGTACGAAAAGGCAACAGGTTATGCGATTGACCTTGACGAGGATTCCGGCAGCGATTATGAAGTCGGTATCAACGTTGAGGACAGTGCAGCAGACGGTTTCTGCCTTGCGTCCGGGTATATGTACGGCGCAGACAGCAACTTTGACTGGGGCATTTTCAAAGTAAAGTCTCAGAAAAACAATGTTGCAGCGAAACCCTACATTGGCTTGGATATGAACAAGTTCTTTCGGCAGAAAATGCTGCTGATTGACCTCTCGGCAAAAGTAAAGGACCTCGGCTATGACCATCTGGCCGATGAGCTTTGGGGCGCAATCGGTGTCTTCGATGCTGTACAGGATGCAGCTGAAGAAGACGGTGCTTTCACATCTCCGGAAGCAGATGAAGAAACTGGTCAATTCCACGACGACTTGTTTAACGACGTTCTGAAGAAGATTCTGGACGCTGATAAGAAGGAGGCATAAACACAGCGAATAACATCTGACTCGTATCTTTGCGGTCGTTCCTTTTGGAGCGGCCGCTTTTTTGTTTTTTAGTTTTGTTGCACAAATGTGCGACTCTCTTAAAATAGAAATTAGGGAGGTGCTGTTTTGAAAATTCAGAGAATCATGCCTGCAACTACTCATTCCATGAAAGACGCGTTACCGCTTGGGACTATCCTGACGGTGAAAAATGTTGCAGACCAGAAATATATTGTGGTCGGCTATGACACAAGTTCTGTTCCGCACAACTACTATGCGGTTCCCTGGCCGCAAGGGTACATGGGTGAAGAAAATATGTACCTGGTAAGATTTGATGATATTGCGAAAGTTCTGTGTCGCGGCGGAATCAATGAGGAATCCAGAGTTTTCTTGCAGGCACTGGATGATGTGTTGAACGGGAGGTGACACGGTGACGGTAAAAGAGCTGAAGCATATGCTTGAGAACGCGGACGACAATGCTATCGTCGTTGTGCGAAATAACTGGGCTCCGGCGGAATTTCTGAATACCTCTGCTCGGAAGATGGTGCTTGTGAAAGCAAATAGCAAGCTCATGACGCCGAAATGGGCCGAGGCGAGCGGGTATATCTGCGAAGGCCCTGCTATGTCGGCAATTTTATTCGATTGAGGTGAGAAAAATCATGCCCGATAAAAAAGTGGCCACGCAGGCATCTGATGGACCCTGGGAACGCGAAACCATCATCACATTCAATGATGCGGAGAAGAAAGCATCCTACTACACCTGCAACAAAGCTCGTATGGAACAGCTAAAAGAGCTTGCCAAAGAGTACCCTGATGCTGTTAAAATCACACGGGATGAGGACTGGTGTATGGAGGCAGATATGCCCAAGAAATGGGTCAAAATCAAGCCGCCTCGCAAGCTGACCGAAGAGCAATATGCGGAACTGGTCAGACGCGGCAAAGAACTTGCAGAGCGGCAGCGACAGGCAAAGAACTTAGTGAAGGAATAATCCGGCTTCATATGCCGGAAGAGGAGGATATAAAATGTATAATTCTTACAGCGCATTGAATCTTTTGGGCGGAATGCTCTACACGGTGATTCTTTTGGTAGTGGCGTATTTTGTGCTCAAAATCGTCGCCAATTGGAAAATTTTTGAGAAGGCCGGGCAGCCTGGCTGGGCATCCATCGTCCCGTTCTACAGCAACTACATCGAATTCAACATTTACTGGGGGAACGGCTGGTTGTTTCTGATTCCGGTCGTGCTGAGCCTTTTGTCTGGCATCCCGCTGCTCGGCAATCTGTTCCTGGTTGTTGCTCTCATCATCGGTGCTATTACCAACTACAAGAAAGCTGTTGCGTTCGGTGAAGGTATTGGTTTCACGATTGGTCTTTGCCTTCTGAATCCGGTGTTCAACATGATTCTTGCTTTCGGCCATTATGAGTATCACGGTATCCCGCAGGATGGCTATTCCTATTCTCAGCTCAAGACCAAATATGAGGAAAAGAAAGCCGAACAGCAGAACAACCCCAGTACTGTTCAGTACCAGGCCCCCGAAACTCCCAAAGAGCCGAGCCAGAATGTTCAGTATCAGACTCCGAATGCTCCTGCTGAAGTCAAGACCCAGCCGACTCAGCAAAATCAAAATCAGGACAATGGCTGATATTATTTGGGTCGTTGTGTTTCTCTGCGTTCTCATTGCGTCCTGCTTTGGAATGTACTATTTCCAGGGTGAGAACAAACAAAAATTTGTGTTTTGCTTTTTGCTGGTAGCATTATCTTTTGGAGTTCTTGCGTTTCGACTCCTGGATATTGCCTACACAATGATAAACGCAGCTGTCAAAGCCGCACAATGACCTTTTTGCAATTCTCAAACTGTTTTTTTGGCAGACCTTCCAACCGAGGGCCTGCCCTTTTTATTGTTGCCAGGAGGAAAATCTATGAAAATCCGATTCTATACAACCAACAAGGAAGCTATTGTATTCGACCTTGAGGATATTTTGAAGCAGCTCAACATTGAAGAGCAGGTAGCCACTGTCGGTCTTGTCATTGAAAAAGACGAGGCCGAGGTTGAGGCAATCGCTCAGACAATACAAGACGATTATCCGAACATGTATCTCCAGGCAAAAGAATACGGACGGAATCTGACCTTAGCTTGTGCGGAGCTTCCGAACCCTACTAACCCGGATATTGTAACCTACCTCTATGCGGGCGATGATGCTACGGAAACTGACAGTTGGATTGCGAAAGTGAACAACACAATTCGTGCGCAAGGGGATAACAGTGAACGGCTCATCCATATTGACTCGAATCTCGCTGCCGTGGTAGAAGCAAACGAAACGGAACAAGGATACTATGCTTCCACCGTGGCGCAGCATGACAAGGCCACAAACGAAATGCTGAGTTTTCGACAGATTGCAGAGTCGTTGGAAGCTGTTGGGGATAACTACAAGTACCAGAGCGCAAGCAACATTCTGACTGCAAGAACCAAAGCGGAAAGGAACTATATTGTCCGGCTTATCAAGATGTATTGCGACGATACCAAATACCTTTCCGGTGCTATGCCGCAAAGTGAGTACCCGTTCTGTGTCCAGAACGTTGACGCTCTGAACCAGCGTGATGCGCAGTGGTCCGAAATCAAAGAGTATCTTGCACAGGACGAGAATCGCAACAAGCTGGATGTGATTCTTGGCTTCGTGCCGGATGAGGAGAGCGACAAGACTCTAATTCTGCACAGCATTGAAGAAAAAGGGAAGGCCATGTCTGATTCTGAAATCGAAAAAGCATATAATTTGCTGTTTGGTGACTGTAGCAATGAATGAATAATCTTGCGCTTTCGTTCGAGACCCGTATAATTTAGCTTGTACGATAGATACCATCTACTAAGCACACTGTGTGCTCGTACAATTCACACTTCGCTTTAAGGCGGACTTCCCACACCGGGAGGTTCGCCTTTTTGCGTACAAAAAAAGGAGTGTTATAATGGATAACGTATGGACAAATCTTGGCAACCGACTCGAAACTGCTTGGAAAAGACCAACAAGGCCCAACTCTAAACGCCCGAAAGACGGTGAAATCATCGACGAAGAGAAATCGGTGCGCTGGAACAGGGAAGAGGTCGTTCGCCGACAAAAAGCCTGGGATGCGGAATGCTCTCGGCTGAAGAAGGCGCAGAATGCAGAAATCGAACACATCTCGGAAGCTATCGAACTTCAAATTCAGGAAGACATCAAAGCCGAAACGAAACGCAGCATTTCCAAAAAGGCTGCAACCATCCTCTGGCAAAAAGCCTACGACCGTGGCCACGCCTATGGTTTCGCTGACATCTACTGTGCCATCGAAGACTACGAGGAGCTGGTTGTTGCCGTACTTACAAACGCCCGCTGAACTCAACCACAAATCACAGAAAGGAAAAAATATGAAATTAAACGAATATCTCACAGAAAACGGCGTCAAGCTGATGATTAAAGGCTCCGGAGAAAATTATCCTCCACGCCAGACAAACGACCTCGGTATGTACGATTACGCCGAAGGTCTTGAAAACGTCATCGGCAAAATGGCTTGGATTTGCGATTATCGCGCAAATGCAGACCCGACCAAAAAGCCGATTCGTAACATCAAGCCTACCCCGGTTGTTGTAACGGACGCAAAAGAAACGAGCAAAACCATCTATTATTCTCCGGTCTATTTTCGGCCGGTAAATCGGGGTAAGATTTCTTCAACCGTCATTGCCCCATTGGACAACACCGGGTATCGCTGCTGCTCCGGCACTTCCGTCAACATCTTCTACACGAAAGAAAAGTGCGTGAAGTGCTATCGGGAGCAGGTTCGACAGGCAAACGAGATTTATGAGAAAGAGAAGGCTCGCATCATCAAAGAGTTCGACGCTCGCATGCAGATTCTCAATGATTCTCTCACGCCGTTCAACGATGTCCCGCAGAGCGATTACACCGTTGTTGCAAAAATGGATGTTACGAACGATTCTCTCGGATACAATGAGAAAAATCGGCATTTTTATCTCGAGACGACCCGAACCATGATTCCGACTCGCTATACCATCGAAATGCTCAAGATGCAGGCACTGATTGGCCTGGTGGATGAACTCCGTGCAAACACCACCTGGCAAAAGGGCGTTCCTTTCCGTATCCTTATCAGAACAACAGTTTTCGTGGATGGTATTGAAGATGTCAGCCAGGCCACAACGGAATCTCAAACCATTACCCTTTGATGAACTATTAAGAGCGCACGCCCCGTCTATAGCCGTAAGGCTTAGGTGGGGAGGTTCACAAAAAAACAAAACAATACATATGTGAGGTAAAATGTTATGTCTAACAACATGTCTATTTCTTCCATCAAGGAATATTATAATAATCTCTGCACCAAAGCCAAAGAATGGAGTGCCGCCTACTATGAGCAGGATGCTCCGGTTGTAACGGATGAGGAATACGATTCCGTGATGCACGAAATTCGTGATATCGAAGCGGCACATCCTGAGTTCGTGACCGCTGACAGCCCTACACAGGTTGTTGGCGGCAAGCGTGTTCTCGGTATTCCGGTTGAACACCGTGTACCGATGCTTTCTCTGCTTGATGTGTTTTCCGATGATGAGGTCCGCAGCTTTGTGGATTCGGTGAAAGCTGAATACTCCGATGTGACCTTCTCTGTGGAGCGCAAAATCGACGGTCTGAGCTTGTCTCTTGTCTACGAACGTTCTGACGATGGTCTTGCCTATCTGACCCAGGCTTCGACGCGCGGTGACGGCCATGTCGGTGAGGATGTGACCGCCAATGTCGCAGCCCTCACTTGCCTGCCTCGCAGCATCGAGCTGCCCAAGGGTATCGGCAAAATCGAACTCCGTGGCGAGTGCTATATGTCGGAAAAGGACTTTGAAGCAGCCAATGCAAAGCAGGCGGAAGCAGGGAAGAAGCTCTTTGCGAATCCCCGCAACTGCGCTGCTGGCTCTCTGCGTCAGGCTGACCCGTCTATTGCACGGGAACGCAATCTGCAGGTGTTCGTTTTCAATGTTCAGAGCGTCAACAATGGTGATGCAGCACAGTTCAGCCCGTATCATTGTGACCAGCTGAACTATCTGCGTGACATCTGCGGTTTTAAGACCACCTATTACGCTCATTGCAATGACATTGATAGCATCTTGGCAGCCATTCACGACATTGAGGAAAAACGCTATGATATCGATTACCCGATTGACGGCGCAGTCATCAAAGTCGATGAACTGAGCATTCGCCAGAAGATGGGGGAGCGCACCAAGACCCCGAAATGGGCTGTGGCGTTCAAGTATCCCGCCGAAGAAAAGGGGACTATCCTGCGCAGCATTCAGTTGCAGACGGGTCGTACCGGCCGCGTCACTCCTGTTGCTGTCTTTGACCCTATCCAGCTTGCTGGTACTCGTGTGGAGCGTGCAACGCTCAACAACGCCAACTTCATCAAGACTTTGGATATCCGTATCGGTGACACGATTGTCCTGCACAAATCCGGTGACATCATCCCGAAAATCACGATGGTAGAGCTGGAAAAGCGCCCGACAGACGCTGTGCCTTATGACATGGCGAAGCAGGTCTGCCCCGTTTGCGGTGCGCCTATCGCACCGGTCAACGGTTCTGTGGACCTCTACTGCACCAATGACGCTTGCCCGGCAAAGACCGTGAATCGTGTCATTCACTTTGCCTCGAAACCCTGCATGGACATCAAGGGACTTGGTCCTCAGATGATTCAGGACTTGGTTGACAGCCGGTTCATTGAGAACCCCGTTGACCTGTACTGGCTCTATGAGGAGGAAGGTGAACTGACCAACATGTATGGCGCGAAGATTGCCAAGAAGGTTCTTGCTGCCATCGAAAAGTCCAAGGAGCAGAATGCCGACCGCGTCCTCAAGGGCCTTGGCTACCGTCTCATCGGCGGTCATGTTGCTCGTGCGCTGTTTACTCAATGCAAGGCTACGAACGGCAACCTTCTGACACTGTCCACGCTCAATGTAGATACCATCAAGGAGTACAACATTCCCGGCTTTTCTGATGCTATCTATGCTGCGCTCGATGCGATGCTTTCCAGCGCTGAATTTACGCAGGAAGTCAATACCTTGCATGATGCCGGTGTCAATCTTGACTACCATGCTCCGGCAGGTGCCAATGATGAGTCTGCGCCGCTCGCTGGCAAGACATTCGTTATTACCGGTACACTGCCTTCCATGAGCCGCGATGAAGCCAAGACTTATATCGAAGCGCATGGCGGCAAAGTCTCCGGAAGTGTCTCCAAGAAGACGAGCTATCTCGTTGCAGGTGAAGCTGCCGGTTCCAAGCTCGATAAGGCGAACGCTTTGGGTGTGCCTGTTCTGAGTGAGAACGACCTCAAGGCAATGTGCCAGTGAGGAGGTCTCGGAATGTACGACTTTGACCGCATCGTTAAGGCTGCGGAGTCCTGTGACTTTCACGGCGAATTTGCCTCCGACATCAAGCACTGTGAAAATGCACTTAGCATGGGTGGTCTCATGGCCATCAATGCTGAATGTTGGCTTGACGTTCTGAACGCAATGCCGGATACCGAAATCGCAGAGTATGTCCGCACCAAGTACAAGCCCGACCTCTTGAATCCGTTCAAGGGTACGTCGCTTTACATCATATCTTAACCTCTTGCCGCTTGCCCTTTACCGGGTGGGCGGTTTTTGCTAATATGTGCGAATCGCGTACACTAAAATAATAGAAAGAAGGTATCAATAATGAAATCACATGAAGCTCCTGTTACCGAAAGCATGCAACAATGTATCGACTATATCAAGCAGAATGAAGATGAAATCGCAGAATATGTGAATTCGCTTTTTCTTGCTCAGAAGGATGTAATTAGAGAGCAGCTTTTGGAGAGTTTGGCAGCAATGCTGAACCCCATTCCCACTCATTATGAATGGCGCAGCAATGATTGCCCGTATGATTATTCTGGTGAATTGTACGAAGATGGAAAGGTATCTTTGGAGCAGACTGTTAGTGAATTTCTCGAGAGCGAATATACTGGTGCAAGCCGCGCAACCTATGTATCTCACTATGGTCTATCATATAACACATATGGGGATAGCCTCTCGGACGACACCCTTGAGATTGGCTGCTCCATTATGACCGATGGAATTAAAGATTTCGTACAGAGGAATGCAGGGATTCCGTGTGAACGATTCTCCCGTGAAGAATTTTTCTACATCAAAACCGAATGTAACGAATTTGACCCGATATACGACGAATGCCGCGCCAGCGATTTCTTTTGGGCTACTGCCGCTGTAGAATTTGCAGGCATTGACAAAATGACTTTGAAAGAAGTTCTCGCCGCAGTATAAATTGTCACAAAAGCCGTTCACCGTTTGGTGGACGGCTTTTTCTTTTTGACATTTTTTGCGATTTCCCGATAATAGTGGAAACACCCAAAACAACGTGGAAACGTGACGATGCCTTGGCTAGTATCACCTCAAACTATACGGTAAAAGCTAATCTTACTTCCGGTGATTGGAGCGGCACGGTGTCTTTTGCCTGCACCATTTCAGGAAACTAAATATCCGGTCTTCTAAATTGTACGATGTGCCGTATATATTATTTTCGTAAAAACTTGGTATTTTGGGTTGACGGCACGTGCGATATCCATAGAATAGATAATGTAACAGAGATATCATTGATTTGCCATAGTTCATATACCTCCTGGAAGAAGGACAGATGCCCATATTGGGTTTCTGTCCTTTTTCTTTTTGAGGATTCCCGCAGACTTTCTGCGTTTTATATAGATTTATCCCACGGAATGTGGACTTCTGACAGCCGAAGAAAAGGCTGATTACATAGAATTGTCATGCTAATCAGCATGGCACGCGTACACAGCGTCAATGTGTTTATATAAATGTTCCTGCACGCGAACGCCGCGTTAAGAGCGTATTTATATATACCGTATAACAATTGCAAACCTTCAAGGAGGACATTACCATGATTCGAAACATAATTTAGCGAGTAGACACCATCATTAGCAACCACGAAGCCAAAGCTAAGCAATATGCAGTTAGCTATGGTTCATTCGTTCACGGTCTAATTAAGACCTAGCTGAGCAAAGATGGTGTGATACTCGCGCTCCTGCTGGAGCAAGTGAAACTGACCGATGCCGCGAAATTTCTGCCGCTTTTGGCAGTAGTATCAATCGCTAGCGCATTTCTTGTCAAGAAAGTCTTCAAAAACTACAGCCACGTCAAAGGATTGGCAGAAAACTTTCTGAAATCAACCGATGTTTTCGGGGCTATCAAAGAGGCAGTTTCTGATATTGCCGATAGCTCCTGCAAAACAGACAACAAAAAAGAATAATTACATCCCCATATATGGGGCTTACTTGCTGTGGAGATAAATTCGAGAGCAGCACGACAGCCCCACGTTACGGGGTTATATTATGGCTAAGAAGAATAACAACGTCACTTTCAACGTCGGCATCACCAACCATTACTTTGACGCTATTTCGCGCCAGAAGTTACCCATGAGCGATGCCGCTTGTGAGCCGGTTGATAATGCCATCTCTAATTGCAAAGATGCCATTAACATCTTGGTCGCGATTGTGAAAGGCCATGCCAAAAACCTAATCGGTGTGGTTATTGCCGACTGGGGCAATGGTATGTCTAAGAAAAAGCTGCCGGAAAACCTACAGTTTGGCAACGGCCACAGCAATGAGGGCCCGCTGTGCATCCATGGCGTTGGCCTGAATAATTTCATTTTGGTTGCCACCCGCAACAAGTATCCCTGGTTCATCGCTTCCAAGCAGCCTGGAGAGGACAGCTATCACCGCGTTGACGGCCCGTTCGCCACGACCATGACGATGTCCGAGCAGGAAGAGATTCCTATGGCAGATGTCGTTATGCGTGAGCAGTTTAAGGCTCTTGGCGCTCCTTCTACCATCATCTATGTGGAGATGGACAAGGCTACCGCCAGCACCATGCTGACCAAGAACGGCAGCTGCGCTGAGAGCCGGGTCACCAGCCTGAACGTGCTGCGTACCTGCCTGGCTGAGCACTTTGGTGTCAAGTACCGCAATTACTTGGCACCTGACGCTACCGGCGTTGCTCCCGCCCGTATCCTGATTCCTGATTTCCATATGGCGAATGGCAAGACGTGCGATGTGCTCGTCAAGCCTATTTTCCAGCCGTATAAGGAGAAACAGAAGGAAAAGAACTTCACTGTTGACTATGATGGGTACGAGATTCCTGTCAAGGTTGAGTGTGGTCAGCTGGATACGGATGCGACCAAAGGTGTTGTTACTGGTGGCTATGACTTGAAGCATTTCTACCAGAACAACATGCTTACGCAGGGCTTGGATATCCAGCTCGGCGAGCGTGTTATCGCCACCGCTCAGTTTGATACCATCTGGGACAAGGCTCGTCACCCGGCCTTCAACGCTTTCACCGGCGTTGTTGCTGTTGATATTTCCGGTCTGCCGCGTGGGTTCTTGAATACCCTCGCCAACAAGTCGGATATCGACCTGAGCGACAAGGGATGGCGTAAAATTTTCGACGCTATTGCCGAAAACGTGAAGCCTCTCGAAAGCGAGCCTCTCACTCTTGAGAAATATGCGCAGGATTTTGCAAATCGGCTGGTTGCAGACACCGGGAATGAAGTTGAACTCCAGTTCCCTCTGTACGCAAACCGGACTCGTATCGACGTTCTGGAACACATCGACGAGTCCCACTGCAAGATTTATGACTTCATGAGCGGCGTTGCTACTTTGAAGTCTGTAACCGAGCTGCGGACTCATTGGGATGGCATGGTTGCACAGGGCATTCAGCCTGTTTCGGCTGTGATGTTCTGCAATAAGCGCGGTCCTATGCTCAAACATACCTGCGACGAGATGAACACTCTCGTGCAGGCTATGAATGACGAGGACTTCTACATGACCCTCGAAGCTGCTGGTGGTGATGCATCTAAGATGCCGCACTACAACTTCGATGTTATTCTTGACCAGAATATCCCCGTGAAGAAATAACATCACTTGCCGTCATCCGAAAGGGTGGCGGCATTTTTTTGTTGAGCTATTGCTCAAACATCGAGATTCCTCATGTGGGATATAGCGTTTTGTACAGATATATGCTATAATTGGCACAAAAAGGAGGAACCGACATGGCAGAAAATAATAACAACGGTGGCAAAAACACTAATATCATCACCAAAATTAACGATACCATTTCCAAAGTCCTGGGCGATTTCCCGCCCGTTGTTCAGACAATCGCAAAAATCGTTGTCTTCGGTGGGCTCATCCTGCTTATCGCCAAAGCCATCGGCTATATTTTCCCGGTTATTGTGAACGTTCTTTTCAACCTCTTAGTCAAAATCGTTGGCTTCTGCATTCTGGCAGCCTTTCTTTACGGCTGCTGGTACGAGGTAAAACTGCAAATGACTCGCGATGAAAACTCCTTCCTGCTGAATGAACGACTCAAGTATCAGAAAAAAGAATACGAGGAACGTGAGCGCAGAAGACAAGAACGAGATAACAGACGATAATACATAATCATACATAGGCTGTCCAGCTTCGGTTGGGCAGCTTTTTTTATTTTCCTGTTGCAGGCTCTTGCGAATCGTATACCATAAAAAGTATGAAAGGAGTTTATCATGAAAACACTTGAATCCTTTTTTAGCAGAACTGCACAGTTTGGCTTGCTCATTTATCTGACCGGCTGCTTTGGCCTGTTGATTGTTTTAGGCGCTGCAGTCGCAAAATGGCTTAAACTCATCGACGTAATTCAATATATTGCCTTTGCTTTTGGACTTGGACTCCTCACTTTGCTTATCGGCATGGTGGGTCTCTCACTCCTCGGCATTAGGGGTATTGAAGAATTTTAGTGGAATGACCCCATCCCACTAAGTTCCTTCAATATCACAGGCGGATGTACTTTTGTACATCAAGATGACGAGCTGCACTTGTACGGTTTTCCCAGCTTGCAACCATGCGAAGGCGTCATCTAGCCAAGGGAAACACAACCTCCTGCTTCGGCAGGAGAGATTTATCGTAAAGGAGGTGGCGAATATGTCCACTGTTTATGTACTTAACAAAGACGGTAAACCTTTGATGCCTACGACTCGCGGCGGACATGTGCGCCACCTGCTTAAAGAGCAAAAAGCACGAGTCGTAAGAGCAAAACCGTTTACCATCCAACTGCTGTATGAAACCAATGATGTAGTGCAGCCCCTATATTTAGGCATTGACCCTGGTAGAACCAATATCGGCGTTGCCGTTGTTAAAGCAAATGGAACGGCAGTCTTTACGGCACATCTGGAAACTCGCAACAAAGAGGTTCCAAAATTGATGCAAGACCGTAAAAAAGCCCGCCGTGCAAGACGCACAAACGGCAGACGTTGTCGCCGTCAGCGGAGAGCTAAGGCAAATGGCACCATTTCTAAGAAGTGCGTGAAGCAAGATACTGCTCAAAGTAAGAATCCTAGCAAACGTGCAAAAGAAATTGGCATCATCAAACGTCGCCTTCCGGGTTATAAGAAAGATGTACTCTGCATTGGTATTAAAAACAAAGAAGCAAAGTACACCAATCGCACAAGACCGGAAGGATGGCTTACGCCTACCGCGAATCAGTTGCTCCAAACACACATCAATTTGGTGAGAAAAATGCAAAAGTTCCTTCCTATCAGTGATGTTGTGCTTGAAGTAAACAAATTTGCGTTCATGCGGCTTGATAATCCTGACATTCAGAAATGGCAGTACCAACAAGGCCCACTCTACCAAAAAGGGAGTCTTGAAAATGCTGTTTCTGAAATGCAGGAACACCATTGCCTGTTCTGTGATAAACCCATCGACCATTACCACCATGTAGTGCCGCAATCCGAGAATGGCAGCAACACCATTGCCAATATCGTTGGTCTATGCGCGGAGCATCATAACCTTGTTCATAAAGATGCTGCCTGGCAAAAGAAACTTGCCGAAGAAAAAGTTGGACTTAACAAAAAGTACGGCGCTTTGAGTGTATTGAATCAAATCATTCCGGCACTGACGAATAAATTGAGTGTGCTATTTCCAAAGCACTTTTTTGTGACAGCAGGAAAGAGCACCCATGACTATCGTGCAGCGCACGGTGTAAGTAAAGACCATTGGCTCGACGCTTACTGCATTGCTTGTTCTGTCTTGCCGAGCAATGTCTGTGATAGCAACATCAACAATCATATGCCGTATGAGCTTAAACAGTTCCGCCGTCATGATAGAAGAGTGTTAAACAATGAAAATATGAACCGCGTGTACACACTCGATAATAAGGCAGTTGCTATAAATCGGCATAAAGCAACGGAACAAGAAGCTGCCAGCCTAGAAGAATTTCGCAAAGAGCATCCGAATGATGTTTGCAAGCTTAAAGTTAAAGAGCACCATCCAACATACAGAAACATGAACCGTAACTATCCAGGAAGCATATTTCTTGTTGGAAAGCATGTTCATATAATGCAAGGAATAGCTGGCTCTAAAGACGGAAAAGCAACAACATACAAAGACTCTAACGCAAACTCAATAACGGCGAGTAAATGCAAATTTGTTGCAAAAAATTCTGGCATATTGTTTGTGTAGTATGAATTAAAAGTAATAAAACCACGAAAAATCTTCAATAGCCGCAAAACCGCAAACATAAGGAGGCAAAACACGTATGAGTAAAAAGATTATCAATATCACCGCAGCTGCCATGGCACTCGCCGTGACACTTTCCGGCTGCGCCACAGCTGTGGTTCAGGAACGGAAAGACCAGGCGGCCGCAGCGGCAAGCGCCGAAGCAGCACAGGCTGCCGTCACAGCAACGCCGGAACCGACAGCAGAACCGACCCCGGAACCCATCAATGCCTGGTCTTTGTTGTCGAATCTCCCGGATTTCACGCCCGGCACGCTGGACAATCCTGACACTACCTGGCCGGACGGTATTCCGATGGGGCAGAGTCCTTTGTCTTACGATGACGGCAGCAAGTTCTATTCGCTGCGCAGCGTTGATACCGGCAAGACACTGGATATCACGGACGTTGCATTACAGGATGTACGGGATTTGCCTGTAAAGGGATATCTGAAATTGAACGAACTTGAAAACGGTGATACAGTCATTGGTGAAATCAATGCAGAATCCACAGGCGAAGGCGTAGAAAAGGAAATCAGTGATTTTTCCATTCACACTGCCAGCAAGGATGACGGCTGTGACTATTATCCGATTGGATATAACGGCGGTTCACTGACTTTGATGCTGGACGGTCGTGCAGCCAATGATGATGGCATCAATATCGGCGATGCGTTCCTTGACGGTCTCTATTATTCGTCTGTCACTCCGGACAAATTCGACGGCTATCCGACCGACGGAGAGCCGGAGGAACAGTTCAACTTCCTGTATGGTTTGTTTGGCAATCCGTCCGGTCTCTACTGGACAAACAACGATTCTGTCGCTTTCAATTCCAGCAAGCAGTATCGTACCTTTGAAGATTTCCGAGATGCAGATTATGATGTTGAAATTGGCGGCAAGAACTTCTATCTGGCTTGGAACTATGACGGGTATAGTGTTGTTGCGGCGTGCAACGATACCTTTGACAGCGCTAATGTGAAGGGCACTACGATTCAGGATATCTACTTGTTCCCGAACATGACAGAAACCAAGTACCTAGTCGAAAATTCCGGCAGCCTGATTAGCGGTTATCTGGGTTATGGTGAAGTTCCCGTCATCTTGACTGGTACATACGCATCAGTCAACAGTGATTCGACTGTCGAACAGGATACAAGCGCGGAAGAAAACACCGACGCTGAATCTGGTGACAATTCCACGGCGGACGAAAACGCTGAGTCCAGTTCCGATGATAACAGCGACAGCTCGGAAAATTCAGATTCCTAATTCTTAAAAAATAGTTATTGCGTATTCGTGCGAAACGCATACAATAAAAATTGTATGATAGATAACAGCACACATACGCTATAATTTCACAATTCTGAGAAGCAGACTATCCGTTTGGAGGTCTGCTTTTTTTGTTGGAATTTTGCGGTGCTTTGCTGACGTTTATCGTAACTAAACACTACAAGGAGAAATAAAAAGATGACCGTAACAAACACTGTAACAGAAACAGAACACTTAACTCCCCTGCGTTCCGCTGTAGAGCACATCAACTGGAATACTTTGTACCAGCAGAAAATGGCTCTCGAAGAAGTCTCTGACATGCTCTATGCCAAGAGAAAAGAGGATGACACGTTCGGCAAGGCTTCCGCCTGGCTCGAAAGCGTCATTGCACTCATGGAACGCTTGGGGGATGCAGCAGAAGAGGAAGGAAAGTTTAATTATCCCGAGCGGGACGAAAACGATGAACATCTGGATAACAGGTTCAATCATGTGTTGAATCAGTACCCGGATGTGGATATCTGACCAGTTCATATCAGGAGGACAATGATGCGGATTAACAGCAGTTGTGTGCTTCACAGCACCACGAGTCTCAACGCAAGAGTTCTTCCGCTCATTGGACGGGTCGGAACTCTTGAGCTGTCAAGTGGGCAGCCACTCGTATTCAAAACAACAACACCAAAGCAACAAGACGTCCTGCGTACCAGCACAGTAAAAGCTATTGGCTTTGCAGGAAGCAGAATTTTTGTCAAAACCGAAAGAGGAACCCAATACACATTTGAATTCCAATAACACCCAAGCGGCCACTAATCTCATTTTTTTATAGATTGGCGGCCGCTATTTTTTTATCAATTTGAAAGGAAGTTTTTATCATGAATTTCATCAATGCCGCCACCAAGAAAGAACGCACCCATGTAGAAGAAATTATCAAGTCTCAGCCTGTTATGCCTCATGAAGGCATAACTGCCACTGAGATTGGTATTTGCGGCAAGCAGAATCTTTTCATGGACGTTTATCGCCCGGATAACGATGCCGAAAAGCATCCGATTATCATCGATATCCATGGCGGCGGCTTGATTGCTGGCCGGAAAGAACAGAATCAGAACCTGGCAACCTGGCTCGCTAAGGAAGGCTATCTCACCTTTGTACCGGATTACCGTCTGGTCCCTGAAACCAACATCTTTGGCCAAATCACTGATGTCATCAATGCGTTTGCTACTGTAGCTGAACGTGCTGAAGATTTCGTTGGTGACTTGAATCAGGTCTTTGTAGTTGCCGACAGTGCTGGCGCATTCCTTGCCTGCATGGCAAGCTCTATTCTCCGCTATCCTGTCAAGATGCAGCCGGTAGAGGACGAGCTGGAAGAGAACGTACCCGAGGCAGCCAAGAAGCTCGTCATCAACGCGATGGGCCTGCAGAGCGGTATGTATTACATCTACAAGGGCCAGGTAGGTTTGCTTCAGAACTACTATATGTCTAAGGGCTGGAAGAATCACAGTTATGCTGAGTTCATCAAGCCTGAGACCTATTCCAAACTCATCCCCCCGTGCTATATCTGCACCGGGAAAAAGGACTTTCTCAAGAAACAGACTTTTGGGTTTAAGAAATGCCTCGAAAACGAGCGCGTTCACCACGACTACGGGTTTGTTTCCAAGAGAGAAACGGTCCATGCTTTTGCAGCGCTCTATCCTGAGACTGAATCTGCAGTCGGTGTGAACCGCGAGATGATTCGATTCTTTGACACCTTCAAAAAATAACAAGGAGCATATTTTATGACTCACAACGAAATGGTTCATGGTCTTTGCACGCAGGAAACTATTACCGTACAGGACTTTGCTGAACTGATACGATTCACGCTCGATGCCAATGAAGAAGTCATCTACGACGGATGGATTAACGTCTACGTCCCTATCTGGTTCGATGCAGACAAAGCATTTGGCCTTGATTTGAACTCAGAAGAAAATGCAGATTGGATTAACATGTACATTGACTGGCATCCGGACGATACCATTCGTACATACATTTCCTACTGCAACAATTCCACCGATGACCCCGACTTCAATCTCGAAATCATCATGAGCCCTCACCACCGGGAATTGTTCAATGCGTATTTCAAAGAACAGTTTAAGGCGGTTTATCACATGAGTGTCGAAGAAGCGTGGGCTAAATTCGGCACCGAATAATATAGTGAGGAGATATATCATGGCACGTAAAGAAATCAAAATTTTCATGGACGCCAAGGAAGCTGCCAGTTTCCTGAAAACTATCGATTGGTCCTGGCTGTTCGGCTTTCTCAGTGAGCGCTATAACGTTTCGCTCAGCCCTCACAAAGAGCTGAAAGACAACGGCGCAGCAATCATCAAGGTCGAATGGCCTGATGAACTGATTGAAAAGTGCGGAATGATGGCTGATGTCTTCTCGTCAGTCAAGCTCGTCACGTTCGATTCGTGTTTCAAGGAAATCGTGGAATACGATGAAGATAAGTTCAATGAAGAACGTGAAGCATGGCTTACCAATCCGACAAAGACGTTCAGCTATCTCGATTGCGATGGCATCGTCAAGGAACGTACTCTTGCGCTGAACATCTCCCTTCGCTATACGCTGTATGACGGAGGCTACAATTTCGCAACGCTGCTCTATGCGGTTTATTCCGATGTGAACGGCTGGACTATCCAAATGGAAAAGGAGTAATGGCAATGGTTGAAATGGCATTTAAGGTAAATCCCGGCACCACTTTCTACAAGAATTATTTCGCGACAAAGGAGGAAAAAGCGCATTTCATTGAAATTGCAAAGCAGTTCTTCGACAAATATTTCCCTGATGAGAAGCTCTCGTATGTTTTAAATGACCGACTGACTGTTGATTTGAAGCCGGAGCTGCTCGCCAAATACGAATCTCAGGTCATGAAACGCCGTGACCCTCACGGTTTTGTCATCTTCAAACAGCGTTCGCCCATGAACTGCCTGTGGGAAGATGAGGTCTGTAAGAACGTGAACGGCAAGAAATTCCTTGCCAACCAGTTCTGGTGGGCCGACTTCAACGGTTCTGGCCGCATCACTACGGAGCTGTGGGATGATGAGCAGGGAAATATCTACGGATATTATTCCTGCGAATATGCAACTCGCAGCACCAAGGTTCCAGACACCGTTACGCAGATTAAGCTGAGTGAATATCACGCGGCTTACGAAGCATACACGGAAGCCAAAAAAGCAACTGCTGACGCCGCTGCTACAGCTTGACGCTGCTTGCGATGCCGGTAAAATTGTGAATGTACGATAGATAGCATCTGCGCATTTCAGCGCTCGTACAATTCACAAACTGATACAACTAGGCAGACTCATCACCACGATGGGCCTGCCTTTTTTGTTTACAGAAAAAGGAGAAAAATATGAACACAAAACGAATCAAAGAATTGGCTGCACTGACCGATGGAGAACTTGCAAGGAAACTTCTCATCCAGGAGTTTGGCAATGACTCTGAAACCCATTGGGGAAACAACGCACACGATGAACGTGTGATGGTTACTATCAATCCAGACGGAATCGCTCAAAGGACCTGGGAAGCCGACCATTGGGTTCGCCTTGACGAATTCGACAAAGACGGTTTCTATGCCCGTGAGATTTACGAGGGAAAATGGGTCGATGAGCCATTGCCCAAAAACGTCATTGCACGAAATGTCACAATTGCTGCACCGAAACCTATTCAGCAGGAATCCAAAGACACTGAAATTCTTCGAGCGGCACAAGTCCTGTGCAAGCAGCTGACCGGAGACGACACCTTTGGATGGAATCCTGAGCTTCTTGCACAGATTGCGGATTGCACGGCAGCTTTGCTTGCCACCAACGGAATCAGCTCTCATTTTCCGAGCGCCAATACTGAACCCATCTGCTCTTGGGAAAAGCCGGTCGTCGAATATCAGCGTCCGGATTACGCCCTGGAGTATGGTACTAACTACTAAAACGAGGAGGATATCATGGCAAAAAACTATTTTGGTGTCGTTCTGACCACCAAGGAACACGATAAATATCGTCTTGTAGTATACCGCTACAAGGACCCTGGCATCCTTAATACCTGCCCGATGTGCCAACTGCTTCGGGCTATCCACAAATTTCAGCAGGAATACGTTGATATCCACCGCGAACATTGCAGCCGTATTCCGCCTCGCAAGTGGTACGAGCTTGGCAGAGTAATGCCGAGTATCGTTCTGCGGAAATACGGCCTGGAAAAGCATTACGAGATGTCATTTGAGCCGAGTCGCGTGCCTCCAGCTTCTGCGCTGAAGCTCATCCATGGTGCGACCGCTTCTAACTGGAAGCAGTACATCTGGTATGTCGATGGGGACGTGACGATGCTTGGCTAAAGACCATTGCACATTCGTGCGAGACCCATACAATTAGAATTGTACGATAGATACCAGCAATTGAAAAGGTGCTTTGCCTTTCGTACAATTCACGTTTCGCTTGAAGGCGGACTTCCAATATCTGGAGGCCCGCCTTTTTGCGTACTTACAAAAAAAGGAGTGTAAATTATGTTTATCATCACAAAAACTTTTACCGATGACGAGGGCCATCTTTTCACAAAGGTAAATCCAAAGCAGTATTCCACTCCCGGAGAAGCATACGATGCTATGCGTGAGGATTACCTCAACGAGCTCAAAAGCCGAGGTCTTGAGGACAACGGTAGTTCCAATGACGATGGCGAATCCTGCCCTGGCGGATACATCATCAGCGATGAGGCTCAAATCTACGATTTTGCCCAATACACCCCGTATGAACAGCTTCTTCCTGCTGTTTTGTTCGGAGTCCATCGGATTGGTTAAGGAGAATCGCAATGGCTAAGAAAAGTGCAAAAAAAGAAATCACAAAAATAAACCTGAAACAAGCCGCGCTCGAAGGTCTTTCGTATGAAAGAGCCTGCGAGACTGCCAAGCGTGCAGGGAAACCCTCTTATCGCTTCACGGTCGGCGACAAAGTACAGGTTGGTCACCTTCTAAACTGCGTTGTTGACGAGGCTCTGGAAGGCGGGTACATGTATCTTATCCGCAGTGGTGCAAACAGCGATAACTATTCCTGCTGGGCTTGGACGAGTGTTCGACCGCTGGATGACGACAAAGACACGCATTTCGCAAAGCGCAACTCTGCACTATCCCGTCTGCACTACTCAAATCGCAGCATGTACTCTTTACTCAGCTTCCATTACCTGTTCGGTGTTGATTTCAAACCCGATTATCAGCGCGGTTCTGTTTGGGACGAGGAGGACAGAGAGAAACTGCTGGACAGCATCTTCGCAGGACGCGAAATTGGTCGTTTCGTCTTCAAGCAGTTGCCCTTTAATCGCACAAACGACGAATGCCACGCATTATACGACACGCCACTATCATATAACAAAAAGGAGACCACAAAATGTTTATCGTGATTAAGAGCGAACACTATGATTGCACGAACCTCATCTGCAAGAAGGACACGCTGGAAGAGGCGGTCGCCGCAGTAAAAGACAGTATGGCACAGCGCATCAACAAGAACTATCATACAGGTCTTACCGGTGCCGATATCACGCACGAGAATGAGGAGCACTATAGATTCTCTTTCGATTTCGATGAAAACCGTCCTGCTGACAACAGCGAGCCCAGAGTACATGGTTCCTATGACTTCTGGAAAGAAGACGACGAAGAAAGCGCCGAATGGGCTGTTTTTGAGGTCACGACTGACAAGCCCTTCTTTCTTCTTTCTTACGAGGAGTACGAGAGCATCGAGCTCACAGGTTTCTACGACACCTTCGACGAGGCATTCAGGGAAATGAAAGAGTTGATTGCGGAAAGCGTCAACGATGTCTTCGACGAGGATGCCACGGCTGATGACGTAGAGAACATGGGAAACCACAATGTCTTCGTACACTCTAGCAAGGACAGCCAAGACAACGGTGCGCCGCTCGCTTTCGCAAGCTTCTGCGACGATTATCCAAACCGCGAGTGGACTGTTTTCCATATCTAAAATATAACTCTTCGCCGCTCATCCAAGGATGGGTGGCATTTTTTATTTGCTATACTGTGCGAATGGCATAGAATAGTAACTGTACGATAGATATCATCTACTTAGGCGCATATGAATGTAATAGCCGGAGCAGAAGCGCACTGTCCGCTCAACAATTAAATTATTTGAATAATCTGTACACCAAAT